TGCGGCTGCCAGATCGTGTACGGGTTTGGAAGTCGACGGAGAGAACAGCGCGGGCCTAGAAGGCCCCGTAATGCCCCCTGAGAGCCCCGTAGACGGACGAACGGTGCGGATCGATAGATGGCACCGGAGACAAGCGAAGACGGCCGCAGAGCCGTCGCCGGCTGACGCCCGCGTAGGAAGATATTCGTGTGAAGTGCGTCACATTCTACGGGTGAAAATCAAAAGTCGAAGCTACATAACCTATGGAGGGGTAAGGGAGCGAGGCTCTGCCGAGCGACCGCACCCCGACATAGGTTCTTGTCGGGGTAGTCGAACGGAGAGAGACTACCCCTTTTAGCGACCTCCGGTCGCCCAGGTAGGTACCGAACGATGAGAGAGGTACCTAGACCGTACAGGCCGGGGTTTATCCCCCGGCCGATACAGCATGGTCGTTTTGGGTAGGTACGTTACGTAAGCATCACTCACCAACAGAACCAGTGGTTACGTAACCGGGTACGTTACGTACGACTAGATACATAACAGAACCACTAAACCCGTGGCCGCCCGGAAGGCGGCCCGCAGCGGGTTACGTTTGTCAGGTATGTCACCAGGGAGGGAACTTATGGTGTACGCGCATGACCACTACTGCAACACCGTCCATGCGGCAGGGCCGGAGCCCTGCCCCGATCCGGGTAGAGGCGAGAGTCAACAGCTGACGATCACCGACGTGATCGACGAGCTTCAGCGGATCAGAGATGAGTTCGGTGACCTCCCGGTGCGAACCGGAGGTCCGGAAGGCGACGAGGTTTGGTCGGTCTGGGTCACCGACCTCGGACCTCTGTCCGCGGTCATCGGGTGAGTTGGGACTCATCTGACCGTCGTGACCGGTTACCGCCCGACTGGCCTCGCATCCGCCGCGAGGTTCTGCGGGCGGCTGGTCACCGCTGCCAGATCCGCTACGCGGACATCTGCACAGGGATGGCTACCGAGGTTGACCACGTCCGCTACCGCGACGAGGAGTCACCACTCCGCGCGTCGTGCAGACCGTGCCATGCGCGGAAGTCCGCGATGGAAGGCGTCGCTCAGCGTGCGAAGCTGCGCGCGATGAAGAAGCGGCCACCGCCCCGCCACCCGGGGCGTAGAAGCAACTAGGAGGGGCCAGGCGTCCCCGAGCCCAGGAGGCGTCATGGGAACCCGAGGCCCGATCCCGAACCGCTCAGACGAGCGGGTTCGCCGTAACAAAGAAGAGTACGGAGAGGTTACTACTCTCCCCGTCTCCGGACCCGTGAAGTCCCCTCCGCTCGGTCTCACCGATCCTCACCCGATCGTCCGAGACCTCTACAACTCTCTAGCCGAGTCGGCGCAAGCCGCGCTCTATCAGCCGTCGGACTGGCACTACGCGAAGTTCACCCTCCACTTCGCCGACCAGCTCCTGAAATCCTCCAAGCCCTCGTCGCAGATGCTAGTAGCCGTCAATCAGATGCTGTCATCTCTTCTGGTCTCAGAAGGTGACAGGCGACGGGTTCGGATCGAGGTGGAGCGGACTAAGTCAGACGGCCCGGATGCGTCGGTGACGACGATGGGCGAGCTGTTCGAGCGCGCTCTCCGTAAGCCGAAGTCGAGCTAGAGCCGGCGGCCCCGGCGGGGTTGAGCGCTCCCCTTCCGGTGCTCCCCCGCTGGGGCTGCCACCAAGACCAGCCCGGTACCAGGCGCTAGCGGGACCTCCCTCGGGAGCTTCTTGGACTAGGAACGGTGCTATCTGAGGAGGCGGCCACAGGCCGTCAGAGACAGGCGAAATCTCCTACCGTTTTCACGGTAGGGGTGCTCGCCACCTTCACAGGGTATGCCCCACCCTAACGGGCCTACAGACTTGACACGTAACCGCGTGTCACGAACTGCCGTCGAAAGGAAAAAGCATGGCAGTGACTGTTTACGACCGCAACGGCGAAGCATGGACCTTCGACCACGGACGCGGGACCTGCCTGGAGGCAACCGGCCTGAGGATCATCGATGCTAACGGGGACGATGTCGGCGGGTTCGCCAACCTGGCCTGGACCCACTTCGTGGTCAAGCCCGACCTCGTGGTCAAGCCCGAGGAAACTGTGCTACCCACCTCCATCGTGGACCATTTCAACACCCTGATCGCGAACGAAGGCCGTCGGGGGTAGACCCGGGCGCAACGTCCCGACTGAGGCGGTCCGCCGTGACGACGGCGGTATTCGTGCTCAGGAACCGTTGCAAACCCCGCCTATGCCCAAACCGCGGCTGCGCGCCGGTCGCAGGCCTCTGGGCGGGCCCCAAGTGCTGACCCGGCCCAGCATGGCCGGTGTAGGCGCTTTCCGCCCGAAGGGTTACAAGAAACGCTGAGGCCCAGCGTTGAGTCTCCCTTCGGGCCCCTACTTGCCAGGCAGGCGAGACCAGCCAGTAACCAAGAGCGGTCGCCCCTGGCCGGTATGAGCTCCACCGGTAAACGGGCTCACCTTTACACGTAACGCCGATCGGAAGATCGGCTCAGAGCGTCCGGCTCCGCCGGGCGCGATTGCTACGAGAGGCCGGTATGACCGTCACGATCACCGCCGACGTCCGCGACGTCACCGGTCAGCCCGATAACCAGCAGTGGGTGTTCTCGACCGTGCTCCGCCAGCAGGATGGCTCGATCCTCACCCAGAAGCAGGTCCGGGTAAACCCGGTGGACGGCGCGCTGAGCGTAGAGCTGGAACCCGGCTTCGCGATCGTCGTCTACGGCGAGTACCGCTGGTTCATCGAGGTGCCCGAGACCGACGCCGGCCTGTGGGGTCTGATCGCCACCTCGGTCGCGGTCCCTCCGGACACCTCCGCTGAACTGCTCGCTGACGCTGTCAACGGCTACCTCGACGCGAACCCGCCGTCAGCGGACTGGGACGCGTTGTCGAACGTCCCGTCCGAGTTCCCGCCGGAGGCGCACGACCACGTCGCCGCGGATGTCACCGACCTCGACTCGGCTATCGCCGCGTACCTGGTCTCGAACCCGCCCGAGGCAGGCTCGGTGTCCTGGGACGACATCGACGACAAGCCGTCGACGTTCACCCCGAGCTCGCACACCCACTCGATCGCTAACGTCGCCGGTCTCCAGGACGCTCTCGACGAGAAGCTCGACGAGGCCGCGGTGGACGCCCGGGTGGCTCTCGGCACCGCCGCACTGGTCGACTCGGCACCGGAAACGCTGAACACGCTCAACGAGCTGGCCGCGGCGCTGGGCGATGACCCGAACTTCGCTACCACGGTCGCCTCGCAGATCGGCGCGAAAGCCGACAAAACCACCACAATCACCGCGGGCACCGGCTTGACCGGCGGCGGGGATCTGACCGCCGACCGGACGCTGTCTGTCTCGTTCGGCACGTCGTCGACGACCGCGTGCGTCGGTAACGACTCCCGGCTGTCGAACACCCGCACCCCGACCGACGGTTCGGTGACCAACGCCAAAGTCGCTTCCGGTGCGGGTATCGCGCTGTCGAAGCTGGCTACCGGCTACGTCGCCGGCTCGGACAACTCCGGTGCCCGGACGCTGACGATCTGGGTCGGGACCGAGGCGCAGTACACCGCGATCGGCACAAAAGACTCGAACACTATCTATCTCAGGACTGCATAGGAGGTCGCCGTGGCAGGTATGTCACTTGCCACGACGGCTTTCGCGAAAGCCGCGATCGGCTCGACCGAGATCCAGAAGATCAGCCTGGGCAACACCCTGATCTGGTCCGCGGCTCCTCCGCCGACCGTTGACTTCGACGCGGTGTCGTCGATGCAAGGCGGGCTGGACGACTTGTCGTACTCGTTCTCTGCCACAGCGGGGTCACGGGTCTTCGTGGTCGCGCACCTGCTCGGCAACGAGACCGTGGCAGGCGTCACCTACGGCGGCAACGCTATGAGCCTGGTCCAAGGCATCGCGTTCAACAACACGTCCTCCAGCGGCTGGCTCAGGGTCTACACCCTCGCGAGCGCCCCGGGCGGGTCGCAGACCGTGGTCCTGGACAAAAACGGCTCGAACTGGTGCATGTCCTACGCGATCTCGTACGCGAACGTCGCGAGCCTCGGAACCCCGGATACGGCGACCGGTAGCAGCACCAGCCCGTCGCACTCTGTGTCAGCCCCGCCGACCAACGGCCGCACCTTCCAGGTTACCGGCTGGAACAACGGAAACGCGACGTTCACGCCGTCCGGAGGTACCGGCCGCATCAACGGGACGCAGACCGCGGGCGGCCTGACAGGCCGAGACTCCAACGCCGCGGCTACCTACTCCGGGACGCTCTCGGGGTCCTGCCCTTGGGCGAGCATCGCGGTTCCGATGACCCCGGTCACCTGACGAAAGGGACGGTATGACGACTGTTACCGCTACCGTCCACGACATCTCCGGACGCCCGGACGATTCGCACTGGACTTTCTCTAGCGACCTGCGCGAGCAGGACGGCGTGATCATCACGTCCCGCGTCGTGCGCGTGAAGCCGTTCAACGGAGAGCTCGCGCTGACTTTACCGCCCGGCCCTGTCCGGGTGACGCACCACCAGGACCGCTGGTTGATCGACGTCCCAGAAGAGGACTCCGACCTGTGGGACCTGATCGAAGCCGCTACCGACTAAGGACTTCATGAACCGCCTTATCACCATGTTCGCCGCTGCTCTTGTGAAGGCGGTCTTCGACTACCTCCGGGCTCACCCCGAGTTCTTGAACCAGGTCATCGACCGGGCTACCGAGAAGCTGCCCGACCTCGCTGACCTCGACGACAAGATCCTGGCGAAGATCCCGGATCTGTCCCGGCTGGACGACAAGATCATCGGGCTGTTCCCCGACTTGTCTCGGCTCCCCGAGCAGCTGATCAACGCCATCAACCCGTTCAAGCGCTGATGCCGAGGGTCGTCTACGGCCTGAGCCACTCCGAGAACGGGTGGCCGATGGTCAACGCAGATGAGTGCGAGTGGACGAAGATCCCCGGCACGAGCGTCACGCTGCAGATCGCCAAGGGCCAGCCCCTCGCGATCCTGCGCGCGTTCGCCGCCGACTTCCACGCGTACGTCGAGCCGCTGCGCGACGCGGACTCCGCGTGCTGGACGCCGACCAACTCGGTCCCATCGTCCAACCACCTGAGCGGCACCGCGATGGATCTGAACTGGAACTCGCACCCGTTCAAGGTCAGCTACGCGGGCTTCGACGAAACCAAGATTGCCACGATGCGAGAGCTCCTCGCGTTCTACGAGGGCACCGTGTTCTGGGGTCAAGACTGGAACAGTCCAAAAGACCCAATGCACGCGCAATGTGGCTACAACACCTACGGCAACCCGAAGACAGCCGACTTCATCGCGCGCAAGATCCGCGCTGACGGCTACTCGACTTTCCGGAGGGGTAGCGCCCCGGCGTCCGCAGCCCCCATCCTGGCGGCGGCCACCGGCCTGAGCGAAGCTCGCGCGGCGGAGATCCTGCCCGCGGTTCGCTCGGGCCTCCGGGAATCCGAGTGCACGAACGTTAACCGCATCGCGATGTGGCTGGCTCAGATCGGACACGAGTCCGGGTCGTTCCAGTACACCGAGGAGATCGCCAAGAACGGTCGGTACGCGCCGTACATCGGCCGGACGTGGATTCAGATCACCTGGGACTACAACTACCGGTCGTTCTCGGAGTGGGCGTACGCGTTCGGGATGGTTCCGACTCCGGACTACTTCGTCGTGAACTACCGCGAGCTCGCTGATCTGAAGTGGGCGGGCATCGGCCCTGCCTGGTACTGGACGGTCGCCCGCCCGGACATCAACGAGCTGTCCGATCGCCGCGACCTGAACACGGTCACCCGCCGGATCAACGGCGGCACCAACGGCCTCGCGGATCGACAAGCCCGCTACAACCGCGCGCTCGCCCAGGGCGATGCGCTGCTGCAACTACTTCACGAAGAGGACGACTTCTTGTCTGCTCTAACCGACGCTGAACAGCGTGAGTTGCTGGACCTGGCTCGCCAGCAGGCCAAGTACAAGCGCAAGTCCCGCTCGCCGCTGCACTGGCCGCACGAGGGCGAGGTCGACACGATCGCCGGCCTGTCCTGGTCGACGGACGCCAACGTCCATATCCAGCTGGTCGAGAAGCTCGCTGTGATCTACGGCGACCCGGTCTCGATCGCGCTGCTGTACGCGGTGTCGAACTCCGACGATCCGACGAACAACCCCGAGCTGGCGAAGCGCATCTTGAAGCGCGTCAAGCCCGAGGACATCACCGCTGCTCAGGTTCAGATCCAGAAGTGGCTGGCTGCCGAGCAGAAGTTCCATGCCGCTTAAGTTAGGCGACCGGAACCCTACGGTGCGCCGCTGGCGCGAGGTGATGGCGGCCCGGTTCGCCGGGTACGCGCGAGTCCACGGCCCGCTGCCCACGGATACCGACGAGTTCGGCCCGCGGGCTGAGGCGTGGCAGACCGAGTACGAGTCCCGGACGTTCCAGCCGCTCGACGGGATCGTCTCTGACGACGATCTGCGCGCGCTGGGGATTCCGGCTCCCGAGGACACCCGCCCGGTACTACTCACCGTCTCCGGGACGGGAGTCCCCTGGTGGATAGGCCCGGACGCTGACGTCGCGAGACGTCTCGGGGATGTGTACCTGTGGCGTCCGGTAGGCCCGCCGTACACCGCGCAGGCGTTCCCGATGGGGCCGTCCGTGGCGAACGGGGTCACCGAGGCTACCCGCATCCTGGAGGAAGAGCGGCGGCGCATCGAGCGCTACGGGCTGTCGATGATCGGCTACTCGCAAGGTGCGATCGTCACCTCCGAGCTGTGGGAGTACCACATCAAGCCGGTGACCGGCCGGCTGCACTGGGTCAAAGACCACGTGCGCGGAGCCGTGACGTTCGGCAACCCGATGCGCGAGACCGGCAAGGTGTGGCCTGACCCGGGTGGCCAGCTGCCCTCCGCGAAGTCGCACGGTATCGCTGACCAGCTGATGGTCGACACCCCGGACTGGTGGAGGAACTACGCCCACAAAGGCGACCTGTACACCGACTGCGAGGGCGACTCGGGCGAGATGAAGACCGCGATCTACAAGGTCGTGATGATGTCCCGGGTGTTCTCTGGTCCGGATTCGATCCTGCGCCAGCTTCTGGAGATCGGGGTTAACCCGACGTTCGAGCTGATCGCGCTGATCCGCGCGGTGCTGGACGCCGGCCTGTTCTTCATCCGCGGCACAGGCCCGCACGTGAACTACAACATCGACCCTGCGACGGACTTTCTGCGCTCTGTGACTTGATACGTAACGAGGAGGTGGAGTGGCGGTTCACTACCCGGAGTCGCTACTCCCCGCCCCGTCGCATATCCAGGGGCCGACCTGGCGGCAGTACGAAGACGGCTCATGGTTCCTGCCTGAGAAGACTCTCGGCTGGCAGATCATCAGCTGGCTGTTCGAGTACGTCAACGCACCGGACGGTTCCGGGCCTTTCATCCCCACGATGGAGCAGGCACGGTTCCTGGCCTGGTGGTACGCCGTCGACGACCAAGGGAAGTACGTCTACCGCGAGGGCACCTTCCGCCGCATGAAGGGCCACGGTAAGGACCCTCTGGTAGCAGCGATGTCGCTCGCGGAGCTCTGCGGCCCCGTGGCCTTCTCGCACTTCGACGAGGCGGGCAACCCGGTCGGCCGCGTTCGGCACGCGGCGTGGGTCACGATCGCCGCGGTCTCCCAGGACCAGACGAAGAACACGTTCTCGCTGTTCCCGATCATGGTCTCGAAGAAGCTGAAGGCCGAGCACGGTCTGTCCGTCAACCGCTTCATCATCTACTCCGAGATCGGCGGGCGGCTCGAAGCCGCGACCGCGTCCCCCGCGTCGATGGAGGGTAACCGCCCGACGTTCGTCATCCAGAACGAGACGCAGTGGTGGGGCGTAGGCCCCGGCGGCGAGGTCAACGACGGCCACCAGATGGCCGAGGTCATCGAAGGCAACATGACCAAGGTCCCCGGTGCCCGCACTCTGTCGATCTGCAACGCTCACCGCCCCGGCGACGACACCGTCGCGGAGATGGCCTACCTGAACTGGCTGGACATCCTGGCAGGCGACGCTATCGACACCGGCGTCCTCTACGACGCCCTGGAAGCCCCGGCTGACACGCCGGTCTCCGAGATTCCGTTCCCGTCCGACGACCCCGAGGGGTACGAGGCTGGGGTTGCCCAGCTCATGAAGGGCCTGGAGATCGCCCGCGGCGACTCGATCTGGCTCCCGCTCGACGACATTCTGATGTCGGTCCTGACGGCGAAGAACGACGTCATCGAGTCCCGACGGAAGTTCCTCAACCAGGTCAACGCGACTGAGGAGTCGTGGATCGCACCGTCTGAGTGGGATCGCAACCACGACATCAACCTGCCTCCGCTGAGGAAGGGCGAGCGGATCACGCTCGGGTTCGACGGCTCGCTGTCCAACGACCACACCGCGCTCACCGCGTGCCGGGTCGAGGACGGGGCGTTGTTCCTGGTGAAGGTCTGGGTGCCTGAGAAGTACGAGGGGCACAAGGTCCCGCGCCAGGACGTGGACGCGTACGTCCGGTCGATGTTCGAGAAGTACGACGTCGTCGGTATGCGCGCGGACGTCAAGGAGTTCGAGCAGTCGGTCGACGCCTGGGGTCAGGACTTCCGGCGCAAACTGAAGATCAACGCCTCCCCCGGTAACCCGGTCGCCTTCGATATGCGCGGCCAGCAAAAGCGATTCGCGCTGGACTGCGAGCGGTTCCGTGACGCTGTTCTGGCGGGCGAGGTCAGACACGACAACAACCCGGTGCTCAAAGCGCACATCACCAACGCGCACCAGCACCCGACGATATACGACGCAATCAGCATCAGGAAACCTGGCAAAGAATCCAAGCGCAAGATCGACGCCGCTGTGACGGCTGTCCTCGCTTGGGGCTCGCGCCAAGACTTCCTGCTCAGCAAGAGCAACACAGGAAAGGGGGCGGGTCTGCTGCGATGACGACTTACCACGAGCACGTCGAGCGACTGCAAGGGCTCCTCGCACGGGACCTGCCGAACCTGCTGGAAGCCGAGGCCTACCGCAACGGGACGCGCCGGCTGAAGACGATCGGGATCGGCGCTCCACCGGAGCTGGCTTACCTGGACGTCCAGCCAGGCTGGGTCGCTACCTACCTCCGCACTCTGTCCGATCGCTTGGACATCGAGGGGTTCCGTATCTCGGAGGATTCCGAGGGGCTCGAAGAGCTCTGGAACTGGTGGCAGGCGAACGACCTGGACGAAGAGTCGGTCCTCGGACACGACGACTCGCTGACGTTCGGCCGCGCGTACATCACGGTCAGCCACCCGGACGTCGAGTCCGGAGACCCCGCGGGTATCCCGCTGATCCGGGTCGAGTCTCCGCTGTATATGTACGCCGAGCTGGACCCGCGCAACACCCGCCGGGTCACCCGGGCTGTCCGTCTCTACACGACGCGCGACGACGTCGCGGTCCCGGATCGAGCCACGCTGTACCTGCCTGACGAGACTGTCCCGCTCCGCCGCAACGGCGGGCTAAACGACCAGTGGGTCGTCGACGGGGACGTCATCAAGCACGGGCTCGGTGTGGTACCGGTCGTGCCGCTGACCAACGACCCGCGCCTCGGCAACCGCTACGGCCGCTCGGAGATCTCTCCGGAGCTGCGCAAGGTCACCGACGCCGCGTCTCGCACGCTGATGAACCTGCAGTCTGCGTCCCAGATCCTGGGCACCCCGCTCCGCGTCATCTCCGGTGTCACCACCGACGAGTTGACCAACGACGGCGAGAACACGACGCTCGACATCTACTACGGACGCATCCTGACGCTCGCTTCTGAGGCCGCCAGTATCTCCGAGTTCAAGGCTGCCGAGCTGCGGAACTTCGCCGAGGAGATGGAGGTCTTCCGCAAAGAGGCCGCGTCTATCACCGGCTTGCCGCCTCAGTACCTGTCGTCCTCGTCGGAGAACCCCGCCTCGGCTGAGGCCATCATCGCTACCGACTCCCGGATCGTGAAGATGGCCGAGCGTAAAGGCCGGATCTTCGGCGGTGCCTGGGAGCGCGCGATGCGGATCGCGATGCAGATCATGGGCCGCGAGGTCACCGAGGAGTACACCCGGCTGGAGACAGTCTGGCGCGACCCGTCGACCCCGACGGTCGCCGCTAAGGCTGACGCTGTGTCGAAGCTGTACGCCAACGGCCAGGGTCCGATCCCGAAGGAGCAGGCTCGCATCGACCTCGGCTACACCGCTACTCAGCGCGAGCAGATGCGTGACTGGGACAAGCAGGAGACCGAGGACATGATCGACACCTTGTACTCCACGACGAAAGCCCAGGCTGACGCCACGCCGAAGCCGACGGTCACCGAGACCAAGACGGAGACGCAGACGTCGCCTTCCGGATTTAACCGGACCAAGACCCGGTGAACCCGGAGGAGTACGCCGCCGCGCAGCTCCTCATCTCCGCCGCAGTAGTCCGGCACGTCAGGAACGTGGTCGGGTTCTTCGCTCAGCCCGCGCTGACGATGTTCGACTGGTTGCGTCTGCTGGACCTGTTGTTCCCCGAGATCCAGCGCCGGCGCACAGAGGCATCGGTGCTCGCTCGCAGGTTCTACGACTCGCAGCGGGCGCAGCACCACCCGGATCTCCCTCGTAACGATCGGCCCCTGGAGGGGACGACGTTCGAGAAGTTCGTCGAGAACATGGACCCGGCTCGTGAGCGGATGCAGCAGGCGGACACCCGCGGCGACGCGCTGACCCACCTGACGCTACGCGCGGTGCGCGAGGTGGAGAACGCAGGCCGCCAGCAGATCATCCACGCCGTTGAGAACGACCCGGAACCCCGCGTCTTGCGGGGCTGGGCTCGCGTCGCGACGGGGCGGGAGACGTGCGCCTGGTGCCTGATGCTGATCAGCCGCGGACCCACGTACGTCCGGGCCGAGACCGCCGGTCTCGACCTTGACACGGAACACGCTTTGGAGCTGTTCGAGAACAAAGACCTGGAGACCTACTTCGCTGACATCAGCGGAGAGATCAAGCAGTGGCACCCCGGGTGTGACTGCAAGGTGATCCCCGTCTTCCGGAACGAGGACTGGTTCGGCAAAGAAGCTGCCGATCGCGCCCTCGACCTGTGGGGAGAAGCCACCAAGGAAGCCATCGCTCTAGAGGACGAAGGCCTCGTCCACAAGAGCGGGAAAAACAAGGGCCAGCCCTTTACTCGTAACGAGCTGGCTATCAACGCCCTTCGCCGTCGCCTGGAGCGCGGCGAGATCTCAGCACAGCAGTACGCAGCACTCGCTGCTTAGCCCGCCAACCCGACCGACCTGCCAGGAGCAGGAGTCACCCACGCCCAGGAGGCACAGATGACCGAACCCACCGACACCCCCTCGACGCCCGAACCCGCAGCTCCCGCTGCCCCGGCTCCGGCGGCCCCCGCTCCCAAGAGCGAGGACCTGCCTGACTGGGCTCGCGAGAAGCTCTCGAAGGCGAACACCGAGGCCGCGAACTACCGAGTTCAGCTCCGCACCGCGGAGGCCGAACGCGACAGCCTCGCGGAGAAGCTCGCAGCTCTCGAAGCCCAGGCAGCCCAGGCGGCTACCTCCGCGTCCGAGCGTCAGAACGACTTCGACCGTCTGGTGACCGCGGTCCAGGCTCTCACCCCCGATCCCACGCCGCTGTTCACGTTCGCGAACACGCTGCAGGGCGATTCGGAGGAAGCGCTCAAGACGCACGCCGAGAGCCTCAAGACCCTGTTCGGCCTGAAGAACGGCCCCGTGGCCGCTGTCGACCGCTCGCAAGGCCTCGGCACCGAAGCCCCGAGCAACGACCCTGCGGTGGCCTTCACCGCGCTCATGAAAAACCAACTAGGCAAGTAAGGAGCCCCTGTGGCAACCCTGAACGAACTGCTCCCTAACTCCGCGGGCAGCAACCACCAGGGCCGTCTGGCCCACGTCCCCTCCGACCTGCTCCCCAAGGAGATCGTCGGCCCCATCTTCGACAAGGCCCAGGAGAGCTCGCTCGTCCTGCGCATGGGTGAGCAGATTCCGATCTCGTACGGCGAGACGATCATCCCCACGACCGTGAAGCGCCCCGAGGTGGGTCAGGTCGGCGTCGGCACGTCGAACGAGCAGCGAGAAGGCGGCGTCAAGCCGCTGTCCGGCACCGCGTGGGACACCCGCTCGGTTTCGCCGATCAAGCTGGCGACCATCGTCACCGTGTCGGAAGAGTTCGCTCGCATGAACCCCTCCGGCCTGTACACCAAGCTGCAGGGCGACCTGGCTTACGCCATCGGCCGCGGTATCGACCTCGCTGTGTTCCACGGCAAGTCCCCGCTGACCGGCTCGGCGCTCCAGGGCATCGACACCGACAACGTGATCGCCAACACGACCAACGTTGACTACCTGCAGGAAGCCGGCGACCCGCTGCTGGACCGCCTGCTCGATGGCTACGACCTCGTGTCGGAGAACACCGACGTGGAGTTCAACGGCTGGGCCGTCGACCCGCGCTTCCGCGCTCACCTGCTCCGCGCTCAGGCCTACCGCGACGCCAACGGCAACGTGGACCCGAGCCGTATCAACCTGGCCGCTCAGACCGGCGACGTCCTGGGTCTTCCGGCTCAGTTCGGTCGCGCTGTCGGCGGCGATCTGGGCGCTGCGACCGACACCAAGACCCGCATCATCGGCGGCGACTACTCGCAGCTGAAGTTCGGCTTCGCTGACGAGATCCGCGTGAAGATGTCGGACTCCGCGACTCTGACCGAAGGCGGCGTGGACGGCCGCACCATCTCGATGTGGCAGACCAACCAGATCGCGATCCTGATCGAGGTCACCTTCGGCTGGCTGCTCGGTGACAAGCAGGCGTTCGTCAAGTTCGTGGACGACGTCGACCCCAACTGATTCTGTCCCGACCTTGATACGTAACGGCGGGGCTCTCCCCGGAGGGTCCCGCCGCCGTGTCGCTACCTGGAGGTTTTCATGACCCACCCCTACAACGGTGCGGTGGTCCGCGGATGGCTCGGCTCGCTCAGCGACTCCGAGATCGTGGCCAAGCTCACCGACCTTGAAGGCTTCGCGCCTGCCAAGCTGACCGGCTACGCCATCGGCACTGTCCCGGAGGCTGCCGTCGCAGCGACGGACACCCTGCTTCAGGCGATCGCCAAGCTGGAGAAGCGCATCGCTGATCTCGAAGCCGCGGCGGCCTGATGTCGTACGCCCAGCCTAGCGACGTCGTCGCGCGGCTCGGGCGGCCGCTGACCGACGACGAGTCGACCCAGGTCGAGACGTTCCTAGAGGACGCCGAGATCGAGATCCGTTCTCGTATCCCTGACCTGGACGACAAAGCCGAGGACGAGGACTACCTCAAGCGGGTTATCAAGGTCGAGGCCTCCGCGGTCACGCGCCTGATCCGTAACCCCGACGGCTACATCGGTGAGACCGACGGCAACTACTCGTACCAGCTCAACTGGCGGCTGAACACCGGGGCGATCGAGATCACCGACAAAGAGTGGGCTCAGCTCGGGCTCTCCAAGAACGTCGGTGTGCTCAACGTCCGTCCCAAGACTCCGCTGGAGCGCGCAGGTGAATACCCCGCGTTCGGCTCGGTCGAGTGGCAGGTGTTCCAGCAGAGCTCCCCGCTGTACTGGGGCTACTGATGAACGGGCTCCTGGACGACGGGGCTAACTACGAGCCCGTAACGGTGTACCCCGAGGTGACTCGGAAGGACCGGCTGGGCAACACCCTGGTCGGCCCTTCTGCCACCGGCGTCGAGACAGTCGCTCGCTTCCAGATCCAGAACCAGTCGGGCACGGCTTCCCGCCGAGCGGAGATGGACGACATCGGCGACATGACCGAGCAGGTCTACACGATGCGGCTCCCCCGGTCGTTCACGACCGAGTTGAAGGCCGGGTCCGAGATCGTATGGCGCGGCGAGCGCTGGGGAGTGTACGGCGAGCCTCGCCGCTACAACGGCTCCCGCCGCACCGCCCGTCTCGAATACGTGGTTCGGAGGTTCTGATGCCTTTGTACTACGGGCGATCCGGCCTGAACAAAGTCGTGTCGCACCTGCCCGGTGTGGTCCACGAGATGCGCTCCGAAGCTGACGAGGTCGCTGACCGGGCGAAGGCCAACCTGGCTGCCGCTCGTGCGAGCACGCAGTGGGAGAAGATCCACGGCCCGGACCATCTGACGAAGATCACGCGGACCAACGGTTCGGTGGATGCCTACGTCAACATGGAGGCCCCTAGCCCCGAGTCGATCGAGTACGGCCACTACCCGTCCGGTGTCTTCGACCCGGAGAAGTACGGCCGCGTCACGAAGGCTCCGCAGGGTCTGTACATCCTCACCGGTGCCGCCGGGTTCGGCGGCCAGACCGCTATCTCCACCGGCGCCAAGCGCGGGAAGAGGGGGTAGCGCATGACCGGCAAGCTTCCGATCGTCGGTGAGGTCGTGCTCCCGATCCTGCGGGGTCACGAGGACTTGGCCGAGCCGATCAGCACTGTCCCGTCTCTGGCGGGTGTGCATGTCGGGACATGGGTCGAGGACATCGACTCCCGCACGTTCCCGCTGATCACCGTCCGCCGCGTAGGCGGCACCCGCAGCCCCGAGCACCCGACGCTGTTCACGCAGCCGGTGGTCGAGATGACCGCTTACTCAGCGGCTGACCTGCCCACTACCGAGCAGATGTACGAGGACGCCCTAGAGGTCTTGTACCGCGCTGCACGTCTTCAAACCAAAACGCCAGCCGGCTACCTGCACTCGGTGACCGAGACCCTGGGCGCGTCCCACGGCCCGTCACCGTTCGACCGGACCTGGCGCGTCTTCGGCCTGATCCGACTCGGCATCCGGCCCCCTAAGAATTAAGGAACCAAATGGCACTGAAAGATGATGCCGTCCTCATTGCCGCGCGGGGGTACGTGTACACCGCTGCGGTCGGTACGGCAGCCCCCTCTCCCGCTCAGCTCAAGCTGATCGACCTGGAGCACCCCGAGGCATGGGAGCGCGCCGGCTGGGATCTCGTCGGACACACCTCCGAGGATGACCTGCCCGAGTTCGGTTTCGACGGCGGTGACTCCGAGGTCCGCGGCTCGTGGCAGAAGAAGAAGCTGCGCGAGGTCGAGACCGAAGAGATCGCGGACTACGTGGTCATCAACCTGACCCAGTTCGACGAGACCGCTCTGGAGCTGTACTTCGGCCCGAACCAGTCGGCTACCCCCGGCATCTTCGGCGTGAAGTCCGGCTCGGTCGTGAACGAGCGTGCGCTGCTGATCGTGATCGTCGACAACGACGTCCGCCTCGGCTTCCACGCCCGCAAGGCTTCGCTGAAGCGCGAGGACGCTATCTCGCTGGCGACCGACGAGTTCGGCGCTCTGCCGGTGCGCGCGACCTTCCTCGATTACCAGTCGTACAACCTCTACGAGTGGATCGAAGAGGACTGGTTCAACGCCGCGGAGACCGCTCCGGTCTACACCGTTGATCTGGGCGGCGCTACCGGCGGCAGCTTCACGCTGAAGGTCGGCGACAAGACCACGGCCTCGATCGCGTACAACGCGAACGCTGCGGCGGTCAAGACCGCTATCGGCGCTGTCGACGACGGCGTGCCCGAGTCCGCGTGGACCGTCACGTCAGGCGACGACTTCGACATCGAAGGTCCTCTGGCGATCTCGCTGGGCACCGACTCCACCACCGGTGGCAGCGGCGTCGTGGTGACTGTCGCTTGATTTGAACTTGACACGTAACGCGCTTGGCACGTAACCGCCGCGCTTACCACGCCCCCGGCTTAGTCGCCGGGGTTGTGCGTTCGTGTCACCGGGGGAGCGGTATCTCTGGCGGGCCGCCGCTCCCCCAACCCCTCTCTTTGCCCGCCGCCAACCGAAAGGCCTGCCAACCATGAGCAAGATTCTGACCCTCGACACCATCCGAGAAGAGGCCGACCGCGAGTACGGCGCGCCGGTTCAGGTGCAGATCTCCAAGGACACAACCGTGTCCCTCAAGAACGTGATGCGACTCCGCAAAGACGCGCGCAAAGACATCCTTACGCAGCTCGAAGCCATCCGGACGATCAACGACAAAGCCGACGGCGACAAGACCGAGGCTGACGCCGAGAAGCTCGCTGACGCGGTCTTCAAGATCCTCGAACTGGCTGCGGGACGCGACTCCGAGACTCTGATGGACGCCGTCGACGAGGACGTCGCCCTCGCCACCAAGATCCTCAACTACTGGCTGGAGGAGACGCAAGCGGGGGAAGCCTCCAGCTCGGAGGACTGATCGACGACTACGGCGACGCCCTGTACGCGGACTTCCGGTCTGAGTACCAGATGAACCTCGCGGATCTGTTCGATCCCGCCTCCCGGCTCGGGCCTATCCAGGTCCTGGCGCTTATCAAAGAGCTGCCCCGGGAGGGCAGGTTCTGGTCCGAGAAACAGGGCGGTCCTCAGTTCCGCGGTTGGACCGATCAGACGTACACCACCGCGGCGCTGGTCAACGAAATCCGAGCACTCAAGTTTATGTACCTGCTGGCGAACACGTCGAAGGACAAGCGCCGCAGGCTGACCCCGCCCGAACCGTTCCCGGTTCCGCAGGTCAAAGCCCACAAGGCGAAGAAGTACAAACCCGGCTCGTTCGGAGCCGTCGCGGCCATGCGCATGGCTGCTTCCCGCAATCGGAAGGCCCAGGCAATGGGCAGATAGTGAGGTAGCCCGTGGCTGCAGGGAAAGAGGTCGGCCGCCTAAGTATCAAGGTGACCCCTGACCTCGACGGGTTCTACCGAGATCTGAAGGCCGCGGTCGACGCCGCCGAGAAGATGAAGGTCAAGATCCCGGTCGAGCCGGACATGGGCAACTTCCGGCAGGAGGTGGCCGCCAGCACCGCCGGTATGACCGCCAGGGTCAAGGTCCGTGCCGACGTGGACAGAGGCCTGCTGGACAGCGTGGCGAACTCTCTAGGCAATCTGAAAGCTCCGTCGTTCGGATCAGGAATCAACCCCACGGGGTACATGCTGATCCTCGGGGCAGCGGCGGCGCTGACTCCGCTGATCGCCGGGTCGCTGGGCGCTATCTCAGCCGCTCTTCTCACACTGCCCGGGCTGATCGCCGCAGTAGCCGTTCCTATCGGCGCACTCGCACTAGGCATCGACGGGTTCAAGCGCGCTGCCGAGAGGCTCAAGCCCGCGTTCGACGGGCTCAAAGAGTCGATGTCTGCCGCGGTCGAGAACCAGTTCGGCCCGGTGTTCGACCAGCTCGGTAAGGCTATCCCGACCCTGGCCGCGAACCTGCCCAAGGTCACTCAGGGCATGGCGGATGTCGCCAAGTCGATCGTCGACTCGGTCACTTCCGGCGAGGGCCTCGGACGTATCGAGTCTCTAATCTCGAACATCGGCGCGGCTATCTCCCGATCCGCTCCCGGCCTCACATCGTTCGTCGACGGACTGCTGAACCTCGCTGAGAAGTTCAGCGGCAAGCTCCCTGCTATAGCCGACTGGATCAACCGCACAGGCGAGTCCTTCTCGAAGTGGGTCACGGACTTCACGACAGCGGGGCCGGACGGCGTGTCGAAGTTCGACAACGCTATGTCGGGTCTGGGTGACACGCTGCAGATGCTTGGCGGCGGACTGGTCGACATCCTAAACAAGTCCCTGGAGTTCTTCTCCGACCCACAGAAGATCCAGTCCTTCAAAGCGGAGCTCGATGGTCTGATCGCGTCGATCTCGACGCTGGTCGACCTGATCAACAGTCTGGCTGCCGCGTTCTCGAAGGTGCCGGGGCTGTCGGACGGTGAAGCCAACGGCGTCATGGACTTCGCGCCGATCCAGATTCAGGGTGCGATCGAGCTGATCAAGCAGATCCCGACCGCCTGGGAGGGCGTCAAGCTCAAGGCCGCCGAGGTGTGGAACTCGATTCCCTCGATGGCCGTCACCGCGGTGACCGGTATCCGCTCAGCGATGATGACGCTTCCGGGGCTGCTGTCTTCTCTCTGGAGCACGATCACCGCGAACGCTACCTCAGCGTTCTCTATGGTCGGCGCTGCCGTATCGAACGGCGCTCGGAACGTGGTTAACACCGCGGGCAACATCTTCCGCTCGATGGGCTCGGTCATCGCCAACGCCTTCTCGGCGGCGGTGTCTGCGGTACAAACCGCGTTCTCCCAGATGGTCTCCGCAGCCGCCTCTGGCGCGCAGCAGGTTGTGGCGGAGGTCCAAGCTCTCGGCGGGAAGATCGCCGCCGCTGCTGGTAACTTCGGCTCGATCCTGGTGGCCGCGGGTAAAGCCCTGATGGACGGCCTGCTGTCCGGTATCAAGGCGGGCCTCTCTGCGGTACTGGACTTCGCGTCCGGCATCGCCGCCAAGATTGCCGCGGTCAAGGGTCCGCTCCCGAAGGACCGTAAAGAGCTGATCCCCGCCGGCGAGGCCCTGATGGAAGGCCTCGGTACCGGCATCGAGAACGGCCTGGACCCGGTCCTGGATCGCGCCCGTGAGATCGCTAAGCAGATCTTCTCAGCGTTCAAAGAGACGTTCGGCACCGCTCCCGCGTCGCTGGCGTTCAACCTCGGCAGCATGCAAGGCGACCTCAGCGGGTTGCAGACATCGCTGGAATCGACCGCTACCGCCTCTAGGGATCTGACCTCGTCCCTGACAGCGCCTACCGCAGAGCTCGCCTCCGGATCATCGCTTCTGGGCGACGACGTCAAGAACCAGCTCGACGAGCTCAAGTTGGCGTACGACCAGCTAGAGCTGCAGCGCAAGCAGCTAAAGGTAGACAAGAACGCCGCGGGCACCAAGGAAGAGAAGAAGGCGATCCAAGACCAGATCGACCAGATCCAAGCACAGAAGGATCAGATCGCGCTGGAGAAGGACAAGCTCAAGCTGCAGCAGCAGCAGACCGGGCAGATGGGTGAGCAGAAGACGCTGGCCCAGTTCCTCGGTGAGCAGATCGCCTCGACCTGGCAGCAGGGTACCGACGCTGTCGCCGGGTTCGCTCGGTCCAACCTCGACCAGGCGATGAGCGACCTCGGCATCGGCGGGGGCGCGATCACCAACGGTCTGAACGCTGGCCTCGACTGGGGAGTGCAGGCGCTTGGAAACGTCATGAACATCCAGGTCAACTCGGTTGACGACGCTATCGCGGTGAAGAACAACGAAGTGAATAAGCAAGCGCTCACTTACACACGCCGCTAACTTGAAACGTAACGAGGAGTTACATGGCTTCCAGACTGCTGGACCCCGATACCCTCGTCGAACTCGAAGGTGTCAACGGTGAGTGGTTCGACCTCACCAACGGCACCGAGGGGATCTACCTCGCTACCGAGGTGACGGGTCTGCTCGACCCGCCGGTGAAGGCGACGTACGAGGAGCCGGGGAACTTCCCCGGCGCTCGGTACCTGAACCACCGCGTCCTGCGACGCGACCTGGTGTTCGGCGTCGAGATCCTCAACGACGAGAACGACGAGACCTGGCTGCGCCGGGATTCGGCGTGGCGCAAAGCGTGGTCGTTCAAGCGCGACGCGAAGCTCCACATCACCACCGGAGAGTCCGGGCACCGCTACCTGAAGGTGCGGCTGTTCGAGTCCCCGACGACTGACATGGTCACCGACCCGCGCGGTCGGGAGGTGAACATCACGAAGATGGTCGTCGTCGCGGGCGACCCGTTCTGGTACGAGGACGATGTCGTCTACCCGATCGAGGTCCAAGAGGACACGACGTTCGACCCGAACCCGCTGCCGTGGCCGTGGCCGCAGCCGGAGCTTCCGGTCGAGGACATCGAGATCACGGTCCCGAACGCGAACCCGACGGACAACATCATCTGGCCGAAGTGGACGCTGCCCGGGTCGTCGGAGAAGCCTGCTGATCCGTACATCCCCGGTCTGCCGTGGCTCGGTGCTCCGAAGTCCCCGGCCACGCTGTGGACGGTCCCGGATTACAAGCTCGACCTCGACGAGGACGAAGACCCGTCGCTCGGCACCCGGCGTATCCGGATGCCCGGGCAGATCGGCGGTCTGCGCGTCGAGGAAGTCCAGCAGATCTACATCGACGGACGCCCGACCGGCGGCACGTTCAAGATCGGGTACGGCGATGAGTGGACCGAGCCGATCGCTTACAACGCGACCCCGAACGAGGTCCGCGCTGCGCTGATCGCGCTGGCGGGTATCTCCGCCAACGACGTCGAGGTGTCTCTCGGCGGGGCGACGAACGAGGTCCAGACGGTTCGCCTCAAAGGCGGCGCTCTGGGCGGCACGTTCACGCTGTCGCTGGGCTCGGAGACCACGGTCGGTATCCCGTTCAACGCCTCCGACGCCGACCTTCAGGGTGCGTTGGTGGGGCTGGATTCGATCGGCTCCGCCGACGTCAGGGTGAAGTCGACGAAGATCAACGAGGTCCAGCTGGTCGAGCTGGTCGGGGAACCGACCTCGGGTTCGTTCACGCTGACGCTCGACGGGCAGACCACGGCTCCGATCGCGTACAACGCGGCGCCGGCTACGGTGGCGGCCCGGATCGCGGACCTGCCGAACATCGACGGTAACTACGTCAAGGTCGAGGGTCTGAACGAGTGGTTCTACTCGCCGTACCGCATCACGTTCGGCGAAGCCCAGAGTCAGGGCGTCATCACCGACATCATCTCGGGGATCATCGATTTCATCGGCGGCTTGTTCGGCGGTAACGCCTCGGGCAAAGGCGTCGGCGGTATCGACATCGACGAGATGACAGGTGACGTCGGCACGCTCTCGGGAGGTGCTGGGCTCGATGTCCAGGTGACCACCGAGCAGGACGGCGACCGGCTGTACGTCGTGTCGTTCCAGCGCGCTGCTGGCGGTCTGAACCTGCCGCAGCTGGTGGGCGACGCCTCCGGTCTGGAGGGCGATGACCTCTCGATCGAGACCGCTACCAACGTCGACGGCGGCCGCCCGTACGTCGTCCGGTTCACCGACGACCTGCAAGGCGTTGACGTCCCGACCATGACGGTCGATACGGACGAGCTGACCGGCGGGTACGAGGTCGGCAGCCGCGTGGTGGTTCTCCGTGAGGGATACACGTACCCGGCTGAGAACGTCGTCGTCGACTCCGACCCTCGCGAGGAGCAGGTGTCTTCGGAGTCTGGCTCCCCGATCTGGGAGCGGATGAACTCTGTCCGGTTCCTGCACTACATCCCGCCGTACACCGGCGAGGTCACGTTCAAGTTGTCCGTGTCCGGGGCTGTCCCCGGGCAGATTGCCACGCTGCGCCTTCCGCGCGCCTGGTCTCGACCCTGGGGGCTGGAATGAAATACACGCTGCGCGTCTTCGGGATTCCGGTCCTGAGCTTCGAGTCCACGGGCACCGGGGCCGAGGAAGGCTACATCAACCTCACGGGCGGCTCGTTCGAGCTGGCTCCCGAGGAGCCCGAGTACGACGAAGAGTACTACGAGGAAGACCGTAGCGGGTTCGGCTTCGGGGTGAGCTGATGCCAGCTCCCGCCGCAGACATGACAACCCTGGCGGGTCACCAGCAGCTCTGGGACACCGTTATGAAGCGCCGCCAGAAGCGGGAAGACGAGCGGCTCGCCCCGCCGTTGATCCGCCTCTGGGACGGCGACTACAAGCTCCGCGGCCAGCTCGTCGGGGAGCGCAGCCACAAGTTCGAGTTCATCGAGAACGAGACCGGCACCGCTTCGATCACGATCTCGCTGGACCACTACCTGGCGAAGTGGATCGCGTCCCACAAAGGCCGCGCTCGCCGCAACGTCCACGTCTCGTTCGACAAGCAGGGTGCCCGGTGGACGGGCCGCATGGACCACTACGACATCGTCCGGACCAAAGAGGGCGACGTCTACATGGAGGTCGTGTTCAAGCACGACTACGAAGAGCTCAAGCACATCTACGTCTGGGCGAACCCGTTCCTGCGGCCCGAGTTCCAGTTCCCGAAGCTGTGGGTGATGTTCGGCCCCGCGAAGTGGGCGCTGCTGCTGACGCTGTTCGTCAACATCCTCCGCCTGGAGACCTCGCTGTGGACGCTGCCGGACAACCCTCTGGATATCTCCGAGTGGTTCCCGTTCTCGCTGAACCCCGGTAACTGGCGCAACATCGTCAAGCCGTTCCCGTTCCTCGCGGACAACTCTCCGCTGACGATCGTGTTCTCCCGGTTCAAGTCGTTCCACGACACCGCGAAGAACGTCCTGGCCGACTCGCAGCTCACTATCGTGTGCCGCCGGTACTTCCACGGCGAGGACCCGCACCCGTTCGCGGAGCTGTCCGGTGAGCTGGGGCTGCCGCTGATCGAGGGCATCGCCTCGCTGATCCCGCTGCGCCACGGCTGCCTGGTCTGGGACATCGTCGATAACTCCGGGTGGGGTTCGGAGACAGCGTTCGGTGGGTCGCTGCTGACCGGCTTGGTCCGCGCGGTGATGAACATCGCGTCGGACGGCATGACCGAGGGCATCGACATCTACACCGGGCTGCCCACCTACCCGGGTGAGTACTACACCCCGGGGTTCCTCGGGACGTACCCGAAGGCTCCGCACGTGGTGTTCATGGAGTCCCCGTACACCGGCATCGAGTCCTCGAAGTTCACGTACACCGAAGCTACGGACACGTCGTTCGTGCTCGGAGGGCAGTCGATGCCCGGGGTGAACGAGATCATCTCAGCCGGCATCAACATGGGCGGCGACTTCCTGACGTCGCTGATCAACTCCCAGCTCGCCACGCTCGGCGCGTTCGGCGGCGCGATCGACCTCCCGCCGCTCGGCGGCATCATGGACGCGGTCGCCCGTCCGCTGTACGAGAACGTGATCCTCGCGTTCATGGAGATTCCCACGCTCCGCGCAGCAGGCCTGAGCCTGCCGATCGCTGGCCTGGAGGACATCGTCACCGGGCTCGGGGACTTCCACTACAACGAGGGCTGGGTCGACGGAGCCGACAAGGCGTTCACGATCTCCGCGATCATGGCGGCCCGCGCTAAGCAGTGGGCCACCCGGGCGAAGCACTCGCACGAGATCCAGGTGTCCGACGCTGCCCCGTACATCATCGGTGAGCGGGGTCACGGACATTTCTGGCTCGGTGACCGGGTCGGCACCACGGTACTCGGCTACCCCGATCCGTACACGGTTTTCGTGGAGCGGGTTACCAAGCTCACCTACGAGTGGGGTACCGACGGCCCGAAGGGCTGGACCATCACGATCGGTTACAAAGAGCCGGAGGACCCGATCCTCAAGGCGTTCGAACTGATCCAGTACATCAACTCCAACCTCGGACAGCTCGGCATTTTGTAGCAGCCGAGCTTGATACGTAACGAAGAGAGCCCGCCACATGCACAAACCCTTGACCCAAGAACACGCCGACCCGGACAAGCCGGAGGAAGCCCTCGCCTGGGCTTTCTGGGGACTCCCCCACCCGTCCGGAGGCCATTCGCTGTCTAACCCGGTGATGGCCAAGTACTGGTCTAAGCACTTCACGGAGCTCGGGATTGTGCATGTGGACTCTCTGCGCCGGCTCGCTGACGAGAACGGCAACATCCACGTCAGCAAGCTGCCTCAGCAGACCAAGAAGTTCCAGGCTCCCGCCCGCGGGCCGCGGAGCCACTACAACCCCGCTGCGCAGTGGGTTCCCTCGGATACCCCGGAGCCTCCGAAGTTCCGTGTCCAAGATCCTCGGACGCTCACCCAGCAAGAGCAGCAAGCCCAGCTCGACATCTACAAGCAAATGGGCCTGATTCCTACCGCACCACTGCCGCAGCATCAGGCTGCGGTCGAATGAGAGGCCCGCTTATGCCAGACCTGGAAGACACCCAGCCGTTGCACGTGTCTGACCTGCCTACCGAAGAGATGGGCCTCGCCGAGCTGGACACAGGCGGCTTCGAGATCCCGCACCTGGGCTGGGACTTGGACAAAGACGGTGACATCGAAGGCATCGAGGAGTACGTCCCCGAGCCTGCGGTGCTGCGCGGCGCTGTGGCCGCGGGCCTGGGCTTCGCCGGGTTCGTCCTCGGTAAGACGTTCGACGTCTCGTGGATCGACCAGGCGGTCGCTATCTACGCGGTGGCCGCACCGTTCGTCCTCGGATTCGTGATCCGCCGCCACGTCACCCCTACGGAGCGGTGAGCATGTGGATCGAGCTCGGTGTCGCTGTCGTCTCTGGGGGCGCTGCTACCCAGGTTCTGACCGCGGTGTTCAACCGCCGGGTGAACCGGAAGGTTGAGCAGAAGACCGACAACGAGGCTGCTCAGGCTATCGCGGTCGCCGCGGTGACGCTCGTAGCTCCCTTGGAGGAGCGCCTGTCCCGCCTGGAGCAGCAGCACACGCTAGCCCTGACGTACATCCGCAGCTTGTGGTCGTGGATCGACCTGCACCTGCCGGGGCGTACCCCGCCTGCCCCGCCGGATCAGCTGCGGCTCTGAAACTTGATATGTAACGGAGGTCTTAGTGGCTGACGACCAGTGGGTACCTGACGTTCCAGACGGCGCGTTCGTCATCGGCGGCGGTGACTACCGCTACGGCCAGGACATGACCGAGGACATCGCCCGGTCGCTGTTCCAGGTCCCGGACTTCAACCCGGCCAACGCGCTGCTGGTGCTGCCGCAGCTGCTGCTGCGCCTGCCGCTGGAAGCGCTGCAGAAGTTCAAAGACTTCATCCCGAACGTGCTGGAAGGCGCGTTCAACACCGTCGCCGGCGCGGTCGACGCCATCATGGGTGCGATCCGCGAGACCCCGAGGGTGCTGGAGCAGATCCTCTCGTATCTCCCGCAGGAGTTGCGCGACGAACTGGAGCACGCCGCTGCGCGTATCGGCGCGGTGATCGACGCGATCGTCCAGGCGCTCACCGGCACCTTGAACATCGGCCACACGATCGAAGACCTGATCTTCTCGCTGACCAACATCCGGCCCGGTGCGGTCGGCGGTGTGCTGGGCGGAGGGTCGATCGAAGAGACCATCAAGCGCATCGTCGATGCGATCGTCTCGGGCATCGTCGGGGTCACCGGCATCGGTGCGGGGATCTCGGATCTCCAGTCGCTGATCGAGCAGATCTCCTCGGCGGCTGCCCGCGGCGGGTTCGCCTGGGACATCCTCGGTATCCAGAACAACAAGAAGCCGAAGTCCGGGCTGTACAAGTCCGAGCGAGGCAACTTCGACCTGGACACCCTGAACTCCACGGTCTCGGTCGCCCCCGGAACCTCGATCATCGCGTTCGATGTCATCGAGCAGTCGATGCCTATCGGCCTGATCACCTGGATCGGCTGGGGCACCTCGGGCATCACCGACTTTTACATCAACGTCTACCGCTGCGTCGACGACCGCTCCGACCCGGAGTTGGGCGAGCTGATCCACCAGTCCGAGAACATCGCAGGCCTGCTGGCGGGCTCCGCGTCTCCCGGCGCGAACATGGCGTACGAACTCACTACCCCGATCGCGGCTGTAGCCGGCGACCTGCTGGCGTACGAGTTCATCGCCGTCGGCGGTACGCACACGATGCGCGGCCGGGACTTCAACCTCCCGGACAACGACGGCGCTCCGATCGGCAACGTCGGGGCTACCCGATCGCTGTCGACGCCTTCTCTTCCCCCGGCCACGCTGGACAAAGCCGATGTCACCTGGGCCGACAACGTCCCCCGCGTCGGTATCGCGGTGGACACCGGCACCGGCTCGGATCACCACGACCCGCAGGTCGAGTTCTTCGAGAAGCCTGTAGCTATCCCTGTCCCGGCGTGGTGCGACCGCATCGACGCGATCGTCACCGGTAAGGGCGGCGAGGGTGCCGACGGGTTCCTCGGGTTCTACGGCAACCCCGGCCTGCCCGGCGGTGTCAACACCGTCACCTGGACCCGTGGTGAGCACTTCTCCGGTACCACCACGATCTTGGAGTGGGACGGCGCTGAGCTGTCGATCCCCGGGTTCGTGGTGTCCGCTGCCAACGGCTCTAACGGCTCCGGTCAGCGCCCTGTGGCGCTCGGCAAGCCGGTCGGTAAAGGCATCGAGGAAGTCGAATACAACGGCCTGAAGCTGGCCTCCGGCGGTGACCAGCACGCGTACGGCGGCGCAGGCACCAAGCCTGGCGGCGGCGGTAACGGCGGTCACTGGCTCGGAATCTACACCCAAGGGGGTCCCGGTGGACCCGCATGCGCGGCTGTCCAGTTCCGCAAGGGCGCTCTGCCTGGCGAGGTCGTGGGCGACGGCGAAGGCGACGTGACGCCTCCGAACACCTCCGCGCTGCACGTCGACGTGTCTGCGACGACCACCTCGATCACTATCACACCCTCGGGAGCTGTCGACGATGCCTAGCGGACTTCGCGGTTACAACGTGTACCGCAACGGCGTTCGACAGAACACATCCCCGGTTACGGAGCTCGGGTCGGTGACTATCACCGGGCTGTCTCCGGATACCGACTACTCCGAGCAGATCACGATCACCGCTATCGACATGGCGGGTAACGAGTCGCTGCCCAAGACGCTGGCTGAGCTGGAGGCGGAAGCTGTCACCGACGCTTTGTCTCCGGCTGACCCGCTGGACCCGGTGGTCCGGGCGCAGATCGATGCGCTGGTAGCGGCGAAGATCAAGCCAACGTCAGGCAGGGTCGCTGACGGCGCGATCATCGGGATCGAGACCCCGACCGGGTCGTACTACAAAGCGTACGGCGGGGACCGCACCTCGAACACTCCGCTGACTCTGGAGAAGAACTTCCGGTACGGCTCGTGCTCGAAGATGTTCACTCACACTCTGATCCTCAAAGCGATCGATGACGAGCTGTTGGACTGGGACGATACGATCAGCGAGTTCGTCACCGGCGTCCCGAACGGGGACCAGATCACGATCCGGCAGCTGCTGCTGTTCCAGGACGGGCTCAAAGACTGGATGACAGACCCCGCGGTCCAGCAGACGTACTTCCTCAGCCCGACCAACTCGTTCGACCCGCTGAACTACATCCGTAACTCGGTGGTGAACTTCGCGCCGGGTCAGGGCTCGTCGTACTCGAACGCGGCCTCGTGGCTGCTGGGCAAGGTCCTGGAGTCCGTCTACAACGACGGCCGGACGGTCGATCAGATCGTCGTGCAAGAGTGGCAGTCCGAGGTCGATATGCCGTCGCTGCACTGGCCGACGACGAACTACATGAACCCGCCGTATGTCCGGGGCTGGACCCCGAACCTGGCGCTGCCGCAGATCCAAGCGATCCTCGGGCCGTTCGCGTTCCTCGCGGCGTTCCTCGGCTACCCGACGTCCAAGGACCTGGAGTTCACCGCGGTCTCGACCTCGTGGTCGGGGGCTGCCGGTTCTCTCGCCGGGAACATGGAGGACTTCGTTCGGTTCGGTAAAGCGCTGTACGACGGGACGTTTTTGTCCGAGGAGATGCAGCAGCTCCGCAAAGAGATCTTCACGACGTACGTCGAGTACGAGCCTGCGGGACCTCATCAGGGTCCGGGCTGGATGGGGTTCGGTCTGAACTCGATCTGCTGGGGAGCGTGGCAGGGTTGGGTCGGCAACCTCGGCGGTTACATCGCGGTCATCTTCTACAACTCCGAAGACGGATCGGTCATCGCGGTGACTCTGAACAACTTCTCGGCCCACGTCGACGCGGTCGATCTGTTCTACCAGATCGCTTACCTGCTGAATCCCGAGTCCACCGGTCACCGGGACTGGATCTTCCGTCCTGATCCTGCTGAGGACGAGGACGAGGTCCGCGACCCGACGCTGTACCTGACGGTCGAGTCCACCGGTGACAACCAGATCCCGGCTGACGTGCCGTTCGAGATCTAAGGAGACAAGAGATTTCTGCTCGTTACAACAGCTGCCGTGCTGCGGCAGCCAGAGGCGATATTGACTGGCTGAACGACGACATCCGGGTGTTGATGATCGACGCCGACGACTACACCGTGAACCTGACGTCGCACACGACGCTGGCGAACATCCCGTCCGGGGCGATCATCGCTGTCTCGGAGAGCCTGACCGGTAAGTCGGTGACTTCTGCTGGCTGGGTGAAGGCTGACCCGACGGTGTTCCCCGAAGTTACGGGTGACACGGGTGAGGCGGTCATCGTCTACAAGCACACCGGTACCGCGTCTACGTCGACGCTGCTGTCGTATCACGACTCCCCTACTTACCAATTCGTCATCCCGAACGGGTCGGACATCCGTGTGATCTGGCCTACCGACGGGTTTATCCGCTTCTAAGGAGCACGCATGGCACTTCCCGAGAACTGGACAGACGGTGTCGGTCAGCAGGTTGATGCGGCGTTTCTGAACCAGCTGGGTTCGGAGCACAACGCGATGCAAGACGCGCTCGACGGTAAGTCGATCCTGGTGATCTCCCAGGAGGACTACGACGAGCTGGGGTCTCCGGACCCTGACACGATCTACGTGGTCATCGAATGAGTCTGAAGGTCGGTGGCCTCGACGTTGTCGGTGTGTTCGTCGGGGATGCTGCGGCGAAGGTCTACGTCGGCGCGATGAAGATCTGGCCTCCGGTCCCGGACTTCACCCCGTTCAGCATTTCCAGCGAAGACCCTGGCTACGAGGATCTGATCGACGAGCAGGTGCCCGAGGGCGCTACCGGCTGCTGGGTGACCCTGGTCGGCGGCGGGGGTAGCGGCGGCACCGGTCGGCGAATTGGGGTCGGGAACAACAGGTCCGGCCGCAGGTGGTGGTGGTGGCGGCAGCGGGGACGGTAGCACCTACAACGGGGGGTCGGGGCGGAAACGTTTCGTCGGCTAACGGTGGGACAGGGGCAACTAGCTCCGCGGCCGCCCAAAGCGGGCCGAGCCAGGCGGCGGGACAGCCCGGACCCGGCGGCGGCGGCGACCGGAACGGTGCCCCCAGGCCGTCGGGGTCCTCTGACTATGCGGCGGGCGACGGCGGCCTGTACGGAGGCGGCGGGGGCGGCGGACGCCCCTTCACCTCATCCACCAGCGCGTGGCGCAGCGGCAAGGGTGGCGACGGTTACGTTCTGATCGAGTGGGAATGACTCGCGCTTGACACGTAACTCGGTTACGAGTAAAGTCGTCTGCAAGAGAACGACCGGCGGGGCTAAGGCCTGAGAAACCAACCCCGTCGGTCGCACACCCACCATCAGGAAGGCACTGTTATGTTACGCACTATCGCTGCCGCGGGCATCCTCGCGGCTGGTCTCGGGCTCGGTATCGCACCGATCGCCCAGGCTGCTCCGGCTCACTGCTCGAACCACGGCTTCGGTCACGGTCAGATCTACAAGCACGCCTGTGCTACCGGCTCCGGCGGAGCCAGCGCTGACTGGAACCCCGTGTTCAACGACGACGGCTCGTACAAGACCGTTCACAAAAACGGCAAGGACCACAAGGTCTACAAGTGTGTCCGGCACTGCGGCGGAGGCCGCGGCAAGACCGAGACCACCGATCCGTGGTGATCTAACCCCGCATACCAAGAAACCCCCTACCCGGCCCGCGAAGGCTAGGTAGGGGGCTTTTTGTGTTTCAGTGGGTGTGGCCGTGATGACCTGTGTCTTCGTGGTTTGTCTGGTCAACCACCGCGGTCTCAGTGGTGTACGGTACAAACCCATGAGAGCCCTGGTAGTGATCCGACTGTCCCGCGTTACCGATGCTACGACCTCACCGGAGCGTCAGCTGGAGTCTTGCCAGCAGCTCTGCGCCCAGCGCGGCTGGGACGTCGTCGGGGTAGCGGAGGATCTGGACGTCTCCGGAGCGGTCGATCCGTTCGACCGGAAGCGCAGACCGAACCTGGCCCGGTGGCTAGCGTTCGAGGAGCAACCGTTCGACGTGATCGTGGCGTACCGGGTAGACCGGTTGACCCGATCGATCCGGCATCTGCAGCAGCTGGTCCACTGGGCCGAGGACCACAAGAAGCTGGTCGTCTCCGCGACCGAAGCGCACTTCGACACGACGACGCCGTTCGCGGCGGTCGTCATCGCGCTTATGGGAACGGTGGCGCAGATGGAATTAGAAGCGATCAAAGAGCGGAACCGTTCGGCTGCGCATTTCAATATCCGCGCCGGGAAATACCGCGGCTCCCTGCCGCCGTGGGGTTACCTGCCTACGCGCGTGGACGGGGAGTGGCGGCTGGTGCCGGACCCTGTGCAGCGCGAGCGCATCCTCGAGGTGTATCACCGCGTCGTCGACAACCACGAGCCGCTGCATCTGGTCGCCCACGACCTGAACCGGCGTGGTGTCCTGTCGCCTAAGGACTACTTCGCGAAGCTGCAAGGCCGGGAGCCGCAGGGCCGGGAGTGGTCGGCTACCGCGCTGAAGCGTTCGCTGATCTCCGAGGCGATGCTCGGGTACGCGACTCTGAACGGTAAGACCGTCCGAGACGACGACGGAGCCCCGCTGGTGCGGGCTGAGCCGATCCTGACCCGTGAGCAGCTGGAGGCGCTACGCGCCGAGCTGGTGAAGACCGACCGGGCCAAGCCCGCGGTGTCTACCCCGTCGCTGCTGCTGCGGGTGTTGTTCTGCGCGGTGTGCGGGGAGCCTGCCTACAAGTTCGACGCCGGCCGGAAGATCCCCCGCTACCGCTGCCGGTCGTTCGGGTTCGCCCAGCGCTGCGGGAACGGTACGGTGCCGATCGCCGAGTGGGACGCGTTCTGCGAGGAGCAGGTGTTGGATCTGCTCGGGGACTCGGAGCGTCTGGAGAAAGTCTGGGTAGCGGGCTCGGACTCCGCGGTAGAACTCGCGGAGGTGAACGCGGAGCTGGTGGATCTGACGTCGCTGATCGGCTCCCCGGCCTACCGGGCCGGCTCTCCGCAGCGCGAAGCACTGGATGCTCGTATCGCGGCGCTGGCCGCGCGGCAGGAGGAGCTGGAAGGGCTAGAGGCTCGCCCGTCGGGCTGGGAGTGGCGCGAGACCGGGCAGAGGTTCGGGGACTGGTGGCGAGAGCAGGACACCTCGGCAAAGAACACCTGGCTTCGGTCGATGAACGTCCGGCTGACGTTCGACGTCCGCGGCGGGCTGACTCGCACGATCGACTTCGGGGATCTGCAGGAGTACGAGCAGCATCTCAGGCTCGGCAGCGTGGTCGAGCAGCTACACGCCGGGATGTCGTAGAGCGGCTACCCGAGAACGCAGAAAAGCCCTCTACGCGCCGTGTAAGGGCGCGCAGAGGGCTCTCTGGCAGTCTCTATTCAGTTGTGGGGTTGCGTCCGTCAGCGTGGACGCTAGAGGGGTTTACGGGGCCTCGTGGACCCGCACGTACGGCTGCAGAGGCTTGTCACGGTAGGCGTGGTAGCGCTCGGCCTCCTCGGCGCGGATGGCCTCGATCTCCTGAGCCGCGCTCACCTTACGACGCTGCAGCTCCGGATCGTCATACTGACGCACCGTAATCACCTCTGACTGACGAGTCTGCGTCGAGATGATCTTCAGCAGATCCACCGCCTCGGTAAGGCGGTCGGCGATCACGGCCAGCTGCTCGACGGTGACGTCTTTCTTCTTCTTGCTCATTCGATCACCTCGGTGAACGGGCCGAACGTGGAATTGAAATCTGCGCCGATCTTCCCTTGGTACAAATCCGACCACCAATGCGAAGTCCACCAGAGCGCGTAGTTCTCGTCCCACCAGAAGACGTCACACTCCCGGTCGCGAACCTTCACGCCCAGCGGGACAGCATGGATGCTGTCCCACACCCGGGCCTGGGCCTTCTCCTCGACGTCCCGCACCTGGACGAGCGTGACGCCGGATAGGATCTCGGCAGCCACCTGCTCGGCGTCATCGGAGTAGACCGGGGCCCAGTCGGAGATGACGTCGACGATCTTTTGCCGCACCTCCTCGGGGGTGAGGATCATAGGGATTACTTTGACGGTGATGTATTTCTTCTTCTTGCTCACAGTAATTCCTCCGGTGGAGCGGGAGACCTCCGGACATCCTTCGGTATCAGACGCTGTCTGGTCCGGGCTGTCGTCAGCTGCCGCCATCAAACGCAACTCTTCAATCTCAGCGACCAACTCAGGAACGAGAGTGCGCGCCTGGGCGATGAACTCGGCATCGGCGCGCTGGTGGTACAGGTGCGTCGTGGCGACGGCCTCACGAGTCGACTCGGCATCATGCGGGATGATGCAATTACCCTGCTCACTGCTGTACTCGGCTATCCACGGCCCTTCTGTGACCCCTTCCAGTGCGGACTTGGCGCGCTCAACAACGGCCTGAACGCGCCCAGCTCCGTCGCTTTCCTTTTCTGCTTTTACCACTATGGTCTCCTTGTTTGTCTGATGAAGTCGGCCCGTGCCGACTCGTAGTCCGGGTGGAACGTGATGACGCCGTAGAACGATCCGACCGACGGGAACACGATCCACTGCTGGGTGTGCGGGCTCTTACGGATCAGCCACTTGCTGGCGCCGTTACCCCAGAGCTATCTCACCGGAACCACCCCCGCACGATCTCGATGAAGTGGTGCAGCCGAACCTCGTGGTCGAGCATCCGGATCAGCACCAGTTCACGCACCCGCTTCACTTCAGCCGCCTTAAGCCAGCGGCTTCCTCAGCCGTTGCGACGACGGTGAAATTCCTCGGGTACTTCCCCTCCGGCTTGATCCGGCGTATCCAGGCGTCCGCACTCCAAGACCAGATCACGGTCCCGTACGGGATGTTGCTCAACCCGTACGGTAGCCGGTGCCGGCCTTCGTAGCCGGGGCCGTCTAACGAGAGGTACGGACTCCACTTCCTCGCGACCTCGGACTGAGCCACGCACTTGAAGTACTGCTCACCGTTTAGGTCGGAGAACGTTAACCAGTCGTGCTTACTCATTCCACCCCCTCGTAACGGTCCAACTCACTCTTGAGCCCTTGGATCTCAAGCTCCAGGTCGAAGACCCGGCCCATCAGGTTGTCGCGCTCCAGCTCCAGCCGAGCCGCGTCGTCGATCGCCTCCATCGACCTGCGCACCATGTCCGCGATAGCGCCGTGGATCGACGCGGTGAAGTCGGCATCCGCTTCGTTGGAGAACCTGCCGAGGTACTCCCGGCGATCCTCCTGGTCGACGGCGACCAGGTCCCAGACCCCGACGCCCTCGGCGCTGTTGTCCTCCACCACCCAGAACCGATCCTCGGCACCGGTGGTCTGCGAGAACACCTGATAAATGCGGTCGCAAAACTCTTGAAACTCCACGTTGTTCCTTCCGTTACGAATCAAGCTGGAATCCGCAGAAATGGATCTGCGGACGGTTGCTCGTCTTTCTTCAGATATGCCGCGCCCCAGGAGCGGCCTCCGACCTCCGGGTCGGTGTTGATCAGCACGCCGCGGAACGTCTGCTCCATGATCCGGCCGATCTCCTTAGCCGTAACCTCAGCCTCAGCCTCGGGCACCGACGCCAGAACCTCGTCATGGATCACCAGACGGATCATCGGTGTCATCCCCGCTTCGTGCAGCCGCAGCACAGCGCTGGCCGTTACGTCACGTGACGTGGACTGCACCATGTAGTTCAGCGCCACGTATCCCCGGTCAGGGTCGACGGGCAGCCGTCGCCCGGTAGGGGTGATGACGTACCCGAGGTTCGCCGCCTCCCGTTGCAGGCTCTTGGAGAGAGCCGTGACTTCCGGGTAGGACTGCTCGAACCCTGCGATCACTCGCTTAGCTTCCGGGAACGTGATCCCCGCCTGCGCCGCGATCGTGGACGGGCCGGAGCCGAAGACGTAGGCGAAATTCACCATCTTGCCGACCTTGCGATCGACGCCCGAGGCGTCAGCCGTGATCTGGTGAAGGTCAGCGTTGTCTTTGAACGCTTGGATCATCGTCCGGTCGTTGGCGAGCGCCGCCAGGATGCGAAGCTCCTGCGCCTGGTAGTCGACCGAGACCATCAGCTGCCCGGAGTCCGCCAGGAAGCAGCGCCGCACCATCCAGTCCCCAGCGGGCAAGTTCTGCGCCGACGGGTTGTTGGTGGACATCCGTGCGGTGCGCGCTTGCAGCGGGTTGATCCCCGGGTGGACCCGGTCGTTAGCATCCCTGCGCTCGATGAAGTTGCGGACCCAGGTCTTCTCCCAGGAACCCCACTTCTTCGCCTCGATCGCAGCCTTCGCCAGCGCGTTGCCCTCCTCAGCCAGAGCTTCCAGCAGCTCGGCGTTCACCTGGCGCTTACCCGTGGCCGTGCGGCCTTTGATCTTCACGCCCGTACGCTCCAGGCCGTCGGCCAGCTTCTCGGTGGAGTTCACCGAGTCGACCCCGTACGCGTACCGAGCCACCGCGGTGTAGTGCTCGGACTTCCGCAGCATGTCCGCTGACAGCTTCTCCGAATAGTCGACGTCCAGCAGGAACCCGGTGCGTTCGACGTACGACATCACCTCAGCGAGCTTGTGCTCGTACGGGATCAGTTTGTGCGACGACTCCGGCACCAGCGGGGCTACCTTGCCCAGCAGCCGGGACACCAGGATCGTGTCCATGCCGGCGTACAGCTCGTAGTCCGGGTCGTCCAGGTCGACCAGAGCCCAGATCTTGTCTTTGGTGGTCTTGTGCTTCTTGGCCAGGCGAGCCATCGAGGCTTTGACCTCTTCGGCGGTCACCGGGTCGATGTAGAACTTCGTCAGCTCTTCCAGCTTGTGCCCGGTCCCGCCTTCTTTGTAGGCCCGGGGATCTACCAGGTGCGAGTAGATCTTGGTGTCCTCGACCTTCGGCCACATCTGCTCCATCGGCACACCGAGCGTCCGCTCGATCACCTGGAGGTCAAACGCGGCGTTGTGGACGACGAACCGCTGGACCTTCTGGAGAGCGGTGACGGCGGCTCCTACGAACACACCGCCCCGCTCCACCGGCAGAACCCACGACTCCCACGGGTTACCGAACTGGATCAGCCGGATACCGAAGTCGTCCTGGTAGATATTGAGCCCCGTCGTCTCGGTATCGAGACCGAGAATCCGGAGGTTGGAGCGGATGAAGCTCTCGAACCCGTCGAGATCATCCTCGTGCTCTACGACGTTGACCAGAACTGTCTCGTCCTTGATCTGGTAGCGGTGTTGCTTCACCCGCCCCTCCCTTCGTTACGAATCAAGCTGGAGACGTTAGAGCCCCAGCTCCCGGCGGATCTGACCCTCCGGGGTTTCTTCCTTGACCATCACTCGTCCGTAGTAGGCGATGTTGTTCTTGATCGGGAAGACCCGGTACTCCCCTTCCCCGAAGTCGACTGCCAGCTCGTCACCGCTGATGCGGTACTCGCAGTCGTCCGGGAACGTCCAGAACAACCCGTTCTGGAGCATGACCATGAACTTCGGAACCTTGATTTCCTCGCTCAATTACACCCTCCTAGATGGTTACGAGTCAAGTTAATTTGCGTAGAAAAACTTGGCGTCGCGACCGTCATCCTTGGTCGGGGGCATCCACGCGTGCCAGACCTTGCCGGTCTTCTTCGACACACCGGTCTTGTAGACGAAGTCGTCGTACGGCTTAGGCGGAGCCCACTCCGGGGCTTCCTGCGCGCCCTGCGGAGCCTGACGCTGATACCCGCCGCCCGAGGACTGCGCGGGAGCCGGCGCAGCCGATCCGCCCGCGAACGCCGCGGCAACCTTCTTCACCTTGTCCATGTAGTCCTTGAACTTCGCGTCCAACAGAGCGTCGGACTCTTCGACCGACGAAGCGTGGATCACGATCCACGGCGCGTCGAAGTCCCGACCACCCTTCAGGGTGGTGACGATCTTGCCCTCGCCGGGAGCCACGTTGCTGCTGTTGTTGACCACGGTGGTCGCAGGAGCGGTGGTGGCGACAGGCTGCTCGGGGCCGTTGTCGTTCGAGGCCCAGGGATCGGTGGTGACAGTCATTCGGTTTCCTTCCGGTTGTAGCCGCGGGTCCATTCGGCGCCCACGAACATCTCTTTGTCCTCGTCTGGCCAATTAGCCAGGAGGGCTGGTTTCTGGTTGGGGTAGAGCTCAGGCGTCACCCACGCTCGGTACATGTCGACGCCGGACATACCGCTGAACTGGCCGTCGAAGATGTTCACGCGGCAGCCCCTGACCCTGCGCAGGACGGGATCAGGTGATCCCTGAACCGTCCCGAGCTGATCGGCACTATGTGGTAGCACACCGGGCACGCCCGGCGATGCTTCGGAGCACTGGAGGTCACCTGCTCGGCGGTAGCCAGGTCGAACAGCTCCCGGTACGTCAGACCGTCCTCGCCGGCTGACTTCCACCCGTCGTCAGCGAGACGAGTAGCCATCTCCCCGACAGGGTCACTCGGGCCGTTGTGCGACCGGATCGAGTCCGGGAACACCTTGGACCGTGAGCCGGGACCGTCGTGGTCGTCGGTCTGCTTGATGACCTTGTGGACCTCTTCGAGCACCGCACGGTGGGCGTGGTAGAGGCGGTCTTTCGAGGCCTGGTCCCGTAGGACCACGCCGTCGATGTACCTGACCTTGAGCGCTTCCGCGTACGGCGGGTGGCGATCCACGAGCTGGGAGACAGCCTGCGGAATCACCTCCATCAGGTACACGTTGTCCGATCGGCCTTTGAGTGCGTCTTTGATCGACTCCGACGAGTAGTCCCAGTCGCCCCGGGCGAGGTCGTCTGCGAACCACTGGTCTTTGAGGATCTGATCGGCCAGCACCCGAAGGGTGTTGAACCCGACGTCGTCCCCGGACTCCTCCACCAACCGGCGACTGGTCGATCTCTCGAGAATCGACACCCACAGGTCCTGAACCAGGTCCTCGACCTGGTCCGGGGTGAGCAGGTAGCTGTTCCCGATCGACCGCGCAGCCTTGCTGATCAGTGGACCGGTATCAGCCATTCACCGGCTCCAGACTGCGCTTGGCGTAGGTCTCCTCGACCAGAACCTCGATCAGCTCGACCCGGGGAATCTCCCGGGACCGGGCTTCGAAGTGCAGGTACGGCAGAACGTTCCCGTTACGTGTCAAGGCCACGGCGTCAGACTTCCCAGACCTGGCCGTCAACGGTGAACTTGCCTCCCAGGATCGGGACGATCTCAGCCTTGACATGCTTGCCGTCGACCGTGAGCATCCCGAAGCCCATCTGCCAGTTCCCAGCTCCGCCCTTTAGATAGTTGGCCTTCTTCATGTCCATCAGGTGCCCGACTTCCATGCCGGTGACGGTCTTGCGGACAGAGCCGCCGTACCCGAACGAGTGCGAGACGACAGCCTGCCGGTGCGTGTGGCCGCAGACCACGGACTTGCCGAACTTCTTGGCACCGTTGAGCGCTGTCGATCCGGCGATCTGGGATAGCGTCATCTTGCCCATGTGCCCGTGAGTGGAGATCCAGCCCGGAGCGATGTCGTAGAAGTCAGGCAGCAGCTCCACACCGAACCCGTCGAAGTCGAGCAGCACGTCGATGTCGAAAGCGTGCGTACCCTCCAGGGCCGGTGCGTTCTTGGAGAGATAGTCCCTGGCCCGGGAGTTTCCGGTCAGGTGGATCTTGCCGCCGTCTTCGATGAAGAAGCGTCCGTTAGGGACTCGGAGGCACCAGACCTCTCCCTCGTACGCGACCTCCTCGACGGTGTTCTTGTACAGTCCCGACAATGCGCGGTTGCTGATGTTCAGACGCCAGTGACCTGGCCGGTACTCGGTGGTCGACGCCCGTAGCCCGTTGGCAGCAGCCAGCATCTGCAGCTGCTCCCGCATACGGTCCTTGCACACGTACAGCACGTAGGAATCCCCTGCGCTGGTCGTGTCTGTACCGTCGGTGAACCGGTACTCCTCCAGGAACAGCCGGGCCTGCCGCTGTGACAGAGACAGTGTCCAGGTCGGGAGCTCGCTACGACCTCGGTCGAGCAGATCATCCAACTCTTGAACCTTGCCCAGGCTGAACTCGTACTGGGTCTTCGGAGGAGCCTTCAGCACCTTGCCGTCGATCTCGGTGATGCCTCGGTTACGTGCCCGTTCCCGGTATTCGATGCCTGCGTCGGCCAGCAGCTTCCGGACCTGCTCCGCCTTCTCGCCTGACTGGTAGAACGTCCAGCGCCCATCGGGCGAGCGATGCGAATCCGTGAGCCCCCAGACCGCGAGTCGGATCTCGGTGTCGGTGAGCGGGTAGTCCTCGTTCGACCCCTCGCCGGCGGTGTAGACCCACATCTTGTTTCCAGGCAGCGACGTCGGGGTGTGCTCGACCCACTTCGTCTTCTCCCGGTTCAGGCCCACCACTCGGTGGTTCGCTGTGATGGTCGCGTTGATCTCTCGGCCTCCGAGGGAGTACAGCGTGCCCGAGAACGGGAACCGGACAACCTCGTCGATCTGCTGCCAGATCGTGCGTCCTTGGTCGTCCACCGACATAACCTCGTCGTCGGTCGTCAGGTCGCCGACGTGGACGAACCCTCGTCGGGTGACGGCCCGGGCGTTTGTCCAGGAGCAGTCGTGGTTCCCTTCATGAGCCCCGATCCACCCGTCGTAAACCTTGCGGAGAGGTTCCAGGAGGTGCTTCTTGGCGTAGTCCGCGTCGCGGTACACCGAACCCTCGAACTCGCCCTTTGTGCCTTTGTTCCATCGCGAGGGCTGGGGCAGATCCAGGATGTCACCGATATGTACCACGCCGTACGGCTGGACATCCCCGATGAAGCGGATGACCGCTTGCATCTCTTTGCGCGCCTCGTAAGGCAGCTGCGTGTCGGGTAGAAAGACGATACGCTGAGTCATTTGGTCCCCTTCTCTGCGAGGAGGGTTAGCTCCGCGCGTACTGATCGGTAGACGTCGTCCAGCGCGTTTATCGCGTTGGTGACGGATGTGTAGGTGACGGTGTCGAGGTCGATGTACAGAGACATGCCGCTCTGAGGGGTTTCGGCCTCGCGGTAGATCTCGTGGTAGTCGCTCACTCGACGACCTCGTCCAGGTCGATGACCATGTCGTTCAGCGAGTCGATCCAGGTCAGCGAGTCCGAGTCCTCGTTACGAATCAAGTCGTCGGGCAGCGGAAAATCGAACAGGGCGAGCTGGCCGTCCTCCTCTACCGGCTCCTCGTAGATCCGCTCGGCGCAGCCGGCGTAACCCGCGATGTCGGTGTAAGAGTCCCGGTGGTACCCCGTACCCTTCACCCGGGCCACCTTGACCAGGATCATCAGGTTCGCGACGTCGAGGTCAGTGATCGGACGCTCCAGGTACGCGGAGAACAACGCGGAGATGTCGGCGAAGTTCTCCCGGGGGTGCCCGTAGTTCTTGTTGCGAGGTCCGTGGATCAGGCGTTGCGCCTCTTCCAGGATGCTTTCTGTCATATCCCTACCTTGTCTTTCAGTGCTTGTACTCCCTGGCTGAGCACCAGGTCGTTGACATCCGAGCCGTCGGGCATCGGGGTGATCTTGGCGTTGGGCAGAACACCCGCCACCGTCTCAGCGAACTGCATCCCCGCATCGTCACCGTCCGCGAGTATCAGCACCTCCCGGTATCCGAGGAACGGTTCGCGGAAGTGCTCTTTCCACGCCTGCGCACCGGGAACCCCGACCGTGGGGAACCCCGCGACAGACGCTGTCAACGCATCGATCTCGCCCTCCGCGATCCCGATACGCTGAGCCGGCTGCAGCAACGCCAGCGTGTTGTACAGCCGCCCGGTGTCGCCCGGGACGGTCAGGTACTTCGGTTTACCCTCGGCGGCGTCTAGGCGACGAAACCTCAGCGAGACCACCTGCCACCGCTCGTCCGGAGCCCATCGCAGGTAAGGGATAGCGAGCATCCCTTTGTACATCTCGTGACCCGGCAGCGGTTCCTCCACGTACCCGAGGCGAAACTGCGTCACCGCCTCTGCGATAGCCGGCGCGGTCAGCCCGCGGGTTGCCAGATACTCCTCGGCCGCGGACCCAGCCAGTGCTTTGTGATAACGCTGCGACGCCTGAAGGAGATAGCTCTTGTGCTCTTTCGACTGCTGTTTGATAGTTCACCTCCTCGTAAGTCATCAGCAACGTGATTGCGTTGCCTCGCGCCGAACAAGCGAGGCAGTTGAAAGCGTTCAGCTGGTACGACACCGCGGCAGACGGCCGCGACTCCTCGTGGTGCCAGCAGAGGCAGGGGATCCACACCCGGCCCGTGTCCTCGGGCGGTACCCAGTCAGGGGCCAGCCGCTCGATGACCTTCGCGATCAGCGTTTGTGAAGGTTCCACCGGAAGACCTCGTACACTTCGATGCCCTCGTGGTACGGGAACTGCTGCTTGAGCGCGTCGTCTAGGAACTCGTAGACGTCTTCTGTGTCGGTGGTCGGATCGGCCTTGACGAACGCCTCGATCTTCATCCAGCCCTGGCTCATCAGAGCGTCGCCTCCGCCGCTTCGACCAGTCCTTTCACGAGACGGATAATCTCGTCGGCGGCGTACAGGTGGACCGTGAGCGGTACGTCCTCGACCTCGTAGAGCCACTGCTTGGCTGCAACTACGGCATCGATCACTTACCCCACCTCCGAGCGGTGCGGTCCACGGAGTGCTCCGAGACGTTCCGGGCCAGCGCGTACTTACGCGGGTCCAGCAGAGCCCCCAGCAGCTGCTGACGGAGCAGGTTCGGGCGTGCAGTCGGTTTCATCGTTTCTTCCTTCCTTGGTTACGATTCAAGTTCGGGACCTCGATAGGAGCGATCCGTTTCCCGATCACCGCGAACGCGGGCGGGTTCTCCAGGTAGTCGATCCCTCGCTGGAGAGCTTCGGGGTCGTCACCGAGGTGACCGAGTACGTTGCGGTTACAGGGCGTATCCAGCAGCCCGCGAACGTGCCCGGTTCGGTGGTCGTGGTCGACAGCCAGCTTCTTCCGCAGGCCTCGGCCTTTGCGGCAGATGTAGCACCTGCCACCTTGAGCCTCGTATATCCGCCAGTACTCATCGGCGGTGATGTCGTAGAGCTCCAGAAGACGCTTCTCCCACGCCGTATCCTTTCGGACGGTTCGCTTTTCGCGATGGTGGGTAGCGCATCGAGGTCCCGGGTGAGGGGCGGCTCGGCGGGTTGTGATCCCGGCCGCTGCGCAGTCGACGCAGCGCCGGGGCTTAGGCTTAGCCGCCGCCATCCAACCACCCGACCAACCACAGACCTGCACCCCACGCGATGATCGAGTAAGCGATCAGCTGCTCGATGCTCACGCCTTAGCCGCCTTGATCAGCTCCCGGATCTTGTCGGCCCGGAAGTCGTCCCACCACGCTCCGGTGCTGGCGACGTGAACCACCGGAGCGGTCTCGTAGCCTTTCTGCTTCACCAGCTTCAGAGCCTCGGGGTCCTGGTCCACGCGGACCTCCCGGAACTCCACACCGCCGCGGGTCAACGCGTTCTTGGTGAGCGTGCATTTGAAGCAGTCCGGTCCTGTGGTGAACACCGTGACGTCCTGTTTCTCGTTACGAATCAAGTTATCGGGCATCAAAAATCCTTCACTGCCGACTACTCGTCATTGCCGCGCTTGTAGATGATTTGAGGCCCGGGCTGAAGGTTCATTGAGGACTTCACCCATTCAATAAGCTCCTGGACCTCGGCGCGACCCTCGTTGTTGAGGTGCGCGGCGAGGAATTTCACCATCTCGCGCCCGTCGACATTGCTGACGACATCGGCCCCCGTGCAGCCGTACCGTACACCGGCCGCGTGGAGGCCCGTCACCGTGTCATAGGTGTAGGCGATGTGGTTGTACGAATATCCGCAGGTTTCGCAGTCGGAGTCGCCCCCGAGGTCAATGGTCGCCTCAAGTCTCATCGTGCCTCCCGTGTTGATCTCCATCAAAAATCCTTAATCTCCATCTTCGAGCCGTCGAACTTCAGCTCGGCGTACAGCCGGCCTGAGGGATCGGCTCGGCCCGACCTATTCTTAACGACGCTTACACGCAGCGTGTCCCCGCCGAACGTCGACGGGACTCGGTGCAAGGTGGCTACAAGCTCGGGTACGCGACCAATCTGCCCCTTGATCCCCGACAGCGGGATCGGCTTGTCACCGGAGTTGTTGTCAGCGGTGACGTGGTGCAGACCGATGATGCACGCGCCGGTCTCCCGGGCTTTCTCGTGCAGCCAGTCCATCAGGACCTCCAGACCACCGAACGGGTCCTCGTCGTTCGCGGCTACCCCGGTGATGACGTTCGTGATGTTGTCGATCACGATCAGCTGCGGGTGGTTCCCGAACGTCTCCTCGTACGCGGCCAGCGAGGTCTCGATGACCTTGAGCGTCGGCTGCGCCGAGTAGTTCAGCCGGATAGGGATACCGTTCGGATTCCCCGGGGCCGCGTTCCACGTCAGCACCTGCGGAGGCAACTGACCTTCGCGTACCGCCCGAGCGGACTCAGCCAGCGGCATCCCGAGCTCCATCGAGAGGATGCGTGTCGACTGCGTGAACGCGTCCGAGTCAGCCGAGAGGTAGTACGTCGGGATACGGCCTTTGAGCGCTAGAGCGAGCGTGAACGCTGACTTAGCCCCGCCGGGTGCCGCCGCGATCAGCGCCAGCTGACCCCGCAGGAAGTTGATGCCCTGCTTGGTCAGCGACCGGAACGGTACAGGCAGAGGGTCACCGGCGTTCCCTTTTTGCTCGATCGATTGCATGATCGACAGCATCAGCCGTCCTCCCTGAGGGCTTTGACGATCTCCCGCATCTGATGCTCAGCTTGCTGCCCGAACTCAACGTCGGCGTCGCACGTACAGCCGTCGACTCCCCAGGAGTACTCGGCAGGCTGGTGCTCCTCTAGTACCCGTAGAGCCGTGATGTACTGAACCGCGGTCAGATCCTTCACTCCTCCTCCTCCGTCGTGTCTTCAACAGCGATAACCCGGGCGATCCCGGCGGCTACCCCGAACACCAGCGCGCCGGCTAGGGACAGCCCTCCGAGCGCGGCCATAGCCAGCCTGTTCACTTCGTACCCCTCGCTATGAACCCGTTGTAGATCGTGCGGCCTTCCTGTTTGGCCTTGACTTCTTCAGCCCAGACTTTGTCGGTAGCTTTGATCAGCGCCGACTCGGTCGTACCGAGGAACTTCACCAGCGGAGGACCGAGAAGACCTCGACGAGCGGCGCGCAGCACACCGCCGGGTTCGTGAACCGCTCGCTTGTCTTCCAGCTCGACGTCCAAGAGGTTCCCCGGGCCTGACCGTTTGGTCACAGTCGCTTTCAGCGCCGGGTCAGCAAGAGTCCATCGTTCGACCAAGACTCAGCCCTTCCTGTGATACCGGGCAGCGGATGCGACGCTGAACAACGGCGTCGGCTTACCCCACTTCGGCGAGTAGTCCCCGACCGCGGCGAGCCCTTGCTTGCGCCAGCGCCGGACTGTGTCTGTATCGACCCCGAACAGCTCGGTCAGCTGCTCCTCGGTCGCTAGTGATGGATTGCTCATCGTTACCTCTCGTTACGTGTCAAGGACGATATGTACGCCTTATGTCAACTTGCGATCTGATCGTCGGCGTTGCTGTCGAGTGCGACGAATGACCCGTCGATTTCCGCCTGGCGCAGAATCTCGGCGTCGGCGGCCCCGTAAGCCACCAGGCAACTTGGCGCTCCCGCGTTTGCCTTGGCCCGCGTGCCATCGGCGTAGTGAAAATGCAGTCGCCCGTGCAGGAACAGCACACCGCTGGCCCGCTTCCACACCGTCTCCACGAACCACGCCGTCTCGGTGCGGGCGAACACCAACGAGGTGCCGCTGCCGTGATCGGCCAACCTGCGCAGCCACTTCACCGCCTCACGCGAGTACGGCGGATTGAGCCAGACGCGCCCGAACCACGGTTCTGCGAGGCCATCGGTGGGCAAGGTGTAGTGAGTCTTGGCGGTCGGCCACGGCTTAGGGTCCGGAGCCGCACACGGGTCCAGGTCGAACTCGCCCAGCTTCGCCAGTAGTTCAGGCGGCGTGAGCCAGGTGTCAGTGATCATCGAGGCCGACTGATGGCCTCCCATTGCGAGCCCTCGGCTCATAGTGGGGTTTGCTCCGTTCTTGTGTAGGGATTGCCGATAATTTCGCGATACGTAACCTCGGGTTACGAATCAAGTTTCAGGCCATAGAGTATTCACAGCTCAACGCCACGTCGCACCTCCCGCACGCGTCACCGGGGTTCGGCTCGAACTCCCCGGCCTCCAGCTTCGCCTCCATCGCGAGGAACCGTTCGGTGATCTTCTCCTCGGTCCAGTCGGTGAGGTCGTACGGATACGTCGGCTTGCCGGTCTTCGCCATGAAGTAGATCCCGCGCTGGACGTCGAGGCCGTAGAGCTTCTTCAGCGCCAGCGCGTACACCGCCAGCTGGAAGTCATCCCCCGGCTTAAGGCCGGTCTTGTGGTCTACAACCATCGGCTCGCCGTCGAGGATCAGCACCGCGTCGATGAAGCCCCGGATCTGGATATCCCCGATCATGAAGTCAAGATCAAGCTCGATCCCAGGCTTGCCGTCCGGGGTGCTCCATACCTCCAGCGAGGGATGGTTCTCGATCCAGTCAATGACCTTGTCCACCTGCTCCAGCCCGATCTTCCAGCGTCGCTCCACGTCGTCAGGACCGCGGTACGGCCCGGACGAGAACCACCAGTCGAGGTTCGGCGTGACGTCCGTGGACTCGCTGATGCCTTCCTGGTACGAGTCCTTGAACACCTCGTACGCCTCTTCGCGGGTCATCGGGCCACCCGGCTCGAAACCCAGCCGGCGAAGCATGTAGTGCTCAGCCACCGCGTGGACCGCGGTCCCCTGCTGGAGCCACGCCGCCGGTCGACGCCAGACCTTGTCAATCCGGGCCAGTTTGTACGCCATCGGGCATTTCTCGAACGACGACAGCTGCGAGACCGATCGAGGTTTCTTCTCGTACTTGTACTCGGTCACGCGGCCATCGCCTCCTGTGTGTCTGATGTCTCGTGGAGCCGCTTCGACTCCGCCCACATGTCCTTAAGGACAGCTTTCGAGATCGCCCGCAGAGCGCGAGCGTGCTGGTGACCGAGCGACAGCGGGGAGCCTGGCTGAGCAGGCTTACCAGCGGGTCCGCAGCGCTTGCACTCGGACGTGTGAACCGCGTCCGCGTACTTCCTCCGCGCCTCGTCGTAGACGTCTCGGTAGACGCCTTTCGACTTCACGCACGACGTCGCGATCAGAAACGCCCGGACCTTGGCATCAGAGTTCCAGTTCGCCTGGACGCCTTTACGACGAACCTGCCGGGAGGCGTCACCGTAGCCGCAGTACGACCACAGCTCGGACACCGTACGGGGACGATCGTGCAGCGAGTTCCAGTACGGATCACCGATCGAGGCCAGCAGGCGTGCGGCCTGCTTCTCACCGACTCCGGTAGCCTGCTTGACCCACGGCCCGAGAGGATGCTTGCGCATCCGCTTCTGAAGGTTCTTCACCGCGGCTGCTTCGGTCTCCTTGAGCTGCTCGACCATCACCGCGAGCGCGGCGACGTCCGGGTGCCGGACATCCAAGCCGTACAGCTTCGGATCGGTGAGGGAGCGCAGACGGTTCTCGTTCGCGATGCGGGCCGACTCTAGGTCGTCGACCGTCTCGGCGGCGAGCCCGAGGATTGCGTATTCAGACACGATGATTCCTCCTTGAAGTAGTTACCTGCGCCCGATGCGAATTTGGGTTTCGCGCATACTTTGGGACGCAGGTAAAGTTGTCCCCGTCAGTGATTCGACTTTTGGGTTTTATCGCGCGTTCAATGGCTGACGGGTAAGAAAAGCCCCTGAAGTTCGTCATCCTCTTGGATGCGTCGCTCGTCCTAGTGGAACTTCAGGGGGGAGAATGAGCGAGGGCCGGACCGGAGGGTGATTGGCGGCGAGTAGCCGTGCTGAGGAGATGGGTCCGGTCCTCGGGGTTTGATCCCGGTAAACGACGTCATCGTGGGTGTTCGTCGTCTTTATGGTCTACCGGGGAGTTCTTACGAGACCGGGCCGGACAGCTCTCCGACTGTCTCGACGCCTTGCAGCGTCATAGCCTCGATCATCGACTCGTAATGGTTGATCTTCGACTGAACCGACTGGATATGCGCCAACCGGGTCTCGATAGCGACCTTGAGGTCAGCGGCCGTGCAGTCACGAAGGCGCTTGTAGGCTCCGTCTCCGACTGCGATCATCGAGTCGAGCTCTTGTTGCCAGTAGTCGCGCACAGCGGCCATCTTGCGGGACGGAGCGGGCTGCCTACGAACCTCGGTAGCGGCGGCGTTGATAGCGCTGTTACGTGTCAGGTTGATCTGCGTGCGCAGGTAGAACGGTAGAGCCTCTGCGTAGAAGTCTTCCAGCAGGTCATCCGGAGTCTCGCGCAGCACGGTTGCGGTCAGGGACTCGACGGTTACCTCGGTCTCGGCGGTGATGATGTTGTCGACCAGCTCGGCGAGCTTCATGTCTCCTCCTCGTCCTCGTTACGAATCAAGTTTCGGACGCGGAGAATGACCGTTTGGGCACGGGGGTAGCTCCGCATAAACGGAGTCCCGGAACTTTCCCAGATACTCATCTACATGAGCGAAAACGTCATCGGGATCAGCCTCCCCGTTTTCGCAGAAATACCAGACCAGATCACTAAGGTCCCCGCGTAAGTCGAACGCTGAGTTAAGAGCCCACTCGAACATTAGAATCACCGTGGACATCGCAGTGAGTTTAGCTTTATCCATTATCATTTCCCTTTACGTGTAAATTTGTGATAGGTAAATATGTAATCCGACCATGACGGGTCCATGTCCCGTGACAGGTCAAAGTTAGTAGACTTGACCAGATTCAGGGCCTCGTGGAACGAGTTGAAGACTCCCAAGGTCTGCGTATAGCTCCCAGATAGGTCGTCTAGCTCCCAGATCGCGTCAACCTGCCAGTGCAGCACCTTTCCGTGGGGCGTACGGTGCTGGCCGATAGTAACCCCGGTAAGAATCAAGATCCCCTCCTGTACCGGAACCGGGCTACAGACTTATTAGTCAACCTCTCGATCTCCTCATCGGAGAGTCCGGAGGCCCTGAGCTCGTTGAACAGCTCGATGAGCTTCTTGGAGACTTCCAGATTCTCGTTATCGTCCATGCTCATGACCCTCTCACAATCCTAGTTACGTTTCAAGTTAGGGCTGTGTGTAAATCAGCTGGATAGATCACTTCTTCACCGCCATAGCGAGCGCTACAACCCAGCCGATGAACGTCCATCCGAGCAGCAGGTTCACGACCGTCACAGGCCCCAGCAGGTGCGACTTGCGCACCGTAGCGACCAGGGTCGGCAGCAGGTACACGCCGATGAACAACCCGGTGAACGCGATGGGTCCGAACACCCGCGGCTCCATAGCGATCATCGCCACCAGCAGAACCGCAAGGATTCCCAGCCCGGTCAGTCGCCGGGCGTTCCACTTGCTGGTCGGCGCGTACGCCGGTTGGTACGCCGGCTGATCCCAGATGTTGCTCATGAAGCCTCCTTTACACGGACTTAGCCGCCCTCATGATCCTGACCGCAACTGACGAAGTAATCCCCGTTCGAGCTGAAGAAATCTCCGTCGTACTCGCAGCGTTCACAGGTGTAACGAACGGTGTACCCGACGATCACCTCGCGCTGACGAGTGCGGTCTGGGACGTAGACACCGGTACCGGCTGCCAGGTTAGGCGCGGTCAGGACCGTCTCTGCCTCGATGGACTGTTCAATCATTTGATTGCCGCACGCCTCGCACTTCCAGGTTTCGTTATCGACGCGATGGTGCTGGCAGGTGCTCGGGTCCGTCACGATGCTGCCTCCTCTTTAGGTTTTCGGGCCGCGTTGCATCGGCGCTTTTTGGCCAGTCCCAGCTCCACGAGCAACGGGCACGGGTTGAAGTCCTCGGGCTGGTATTCGCGACGGAGAATATAGCTCAGGAACTCCCCGATTTCGCCCATGATGTATTTGTCGCCGTGACGCTCTTCGCGCTCGACAGCGTCGGGCTCGCAATACCTGTCGATGAAGTCTTTCACTTCCCGGTAAAGGTAGCTGTCGTCGGTTAGCCACGTAGAACGGTAAACGTGGAGGCCGCGAATTCCGGGGACCAGATCGAGTGTATTAGCGCGGATATACGCGTCTTTAACCACGTTCAGAGTAGGGACGATTGTCTTACCGATAACTCGGGAAGTGATCTCGAACATGCGGTGCAAACCATTCTTCTAAGAAAAGGGGCGGGTGGTTATCAGGGCTCCACGCTCGGGAAACGCCAGATGTGATGACGTCCGATCTCGGACAGAGTTGTGTATTCGTTGACTCTGATGAGTAGGTCTTCGTCGGATTCCTGGCGCTCCCTGTATGCCCAACCCCCGCGTTTGCTGACGCCGGGTATAGGCGGGATGTTCGGATCAAACTCGACAACCCAATTGTTCTCACGAAGCATCCGGTAAAACGACCGGAGACGCTTCAGCTTGTATTCTTTCATGCCTTTGCCGCGTGTGGCGATGTATTCGCCGTGATCCCTCAGGCGTTTATGCGGCGTGCACTGAGAAAGAGGCTCGGGTACCTTGAACGGGTATTCGCGGCGGATAACCTGCCGGGCGGTCAATTTGCCTCCGTACGTGTGAACGTGCCATGAAACAGCCTGCGGTGTCACACCGTACATCCGAGCGATATCTGCCTCAGTCTCCCCCGTAGCTTTCAGAGCCTCAATCACTTCTAGTGAGAGGCGGGGGAGCTGTTCTCTGGTGGTTCTCATCGGTCCTCCTTGTATTACAGACCAACGTATCTTGCATCTTGTTACAGCGCAAGGCACAACCCCCTCGATACTTGACAGTGCGACGTAGTTTTCTGGTGTCCCAGATCTGGGACTCTTCCCCCGTGGGAGAAAGTAGACCACTTGATCTAGTCCGGCGCAAGTGTCAAACGTCACTAAGTTCGTAGCTGAACCGGCATCGTCACAACCGATACCGGAGTTACAGCTACCAGACCACGACTCGATCCGCAGCGGAGCCGCTGGTCAGCAGTACCACCGTTTCCGGCAGTAGCGACTCTTCTTGTCTTTCCCGCGGTCTTTGCCCTGGCCGGCTGAGTCGTGTTTGCTCTCGGATTTCTTCTCCGGATCGCACGTCGGCAGGTCACCGTGGGCCACGTGCCAGTCAGAATCGGCCCTCAGACCGCCGTGCTCCAGCTGGTGAGACACCGACCGATGCTCGCACCCGGAGAACCCGTCAGCACGCGCTGACGGGGCTACCAGGACCGCCGCGAGCATCACAGCGCCGACGATGAACCAGACGACGAAGGCCAGGCGCTTAGTCACACCTGCCTCACTCTCTTTAGTCCGACGGTTCCCGCCAGGTTCTCGCGGACGAACGCCCACGACTCAGTACGTACCCACGACGCGGTGAACAACCCGTCAGCGTGCTCGGCGGCGTGATGCTTGCAGAACATCAGCTCGAACTGACCGTTCTCCCAGCGCTCCATAGCCGCTGCAGAGCACGCGTCGCAACGATCGGTGAGCCGCAGCTCCCCGGGAGGCGTTGCGCCATCCTCCCGGGGAGGCGAAACCTGGTCTGGAGTGGTCACGCGTCCACGTCCTCTCGTTCGACGAACTCGACGTACACCTTCGCTGTCTCCAGATCGGTGTTCAGGATCTTGAACCAGAACGGGTTGTCACCCCGCTCGAACTGGTACAAGTCGTACGACCCGTTGGTCTTCGCGACCAGCTGCCAGTTGTCCGAGTGATGCATGGCCCCGTACTCGGTCTCGAACCACTCCCCGCTCACAGCCCCACCGCTTTCGTGATCAGGAACATCAGCGCAGCCCCAGCGACGATCGCACCGACCGACAACGCCAGCTCGATGCTCAGCGGTAGGCCCGGGTTGCTCCGTCGGTACAGCTTGCGGAGCTCAGCCGGCGAGTACGACGCCGCGATGATCTGATTGAACGCTTTGAGCTCTGTCTCGTTCATCAGGGCACCACTTTCGCCAGGATTACCAGTGCGTCTGCCAGGCCGCTAGCCCGGCCCCCGCAGACTAGGCAGTCCTCTTTGTCGCCGCGGGCCGCGGCCGCTTCGCAGAAGCGGAGCCACTTCACGCGCTCGGCGTTGATCAGGTCTATTGCATCGCTCAAGGTCATCGGGTCTCTCCTCGCAGCGCGAGCTCGGTAGCAGCGGCAGCAGCCGCGACACGGTTCACCGAGGTGACCATGTGCTGAAGCTCCGGGGTCGAGAGCGTGGCGAACCACGCGTGTGTGCTGGTCATGGTGTTCCTCTCGTTACGTGTCAAGCCGCGATGCGGCGGGTAGTGGTCTTGGATGTGTCGATCAGGTGCCGCCGACCGAGATCGTCGACGACCGTGAGCACCGTGCCCGCGGTGAACAGCACTCGGGCTGTCCAGCCAGCGGGACCGCGTGATGCGATGTGGATGGTCATGCCGCGCGCCACCCGAACGAGGCGCGGATCTCGTTCATACCGATGATCCGGTCGAAGTCGTCCCGATCGATCCACCGCCAGGACTTGACGGTGTACTCAGACCCGTACGAGCGATCCGCGATCTTCCGTCCCAGCTCGATGTGGACCATTCTGTACTTCGCATCCTCGGGGTCGTCGTGCCGAGCAGCCATAGCGAACACGCTGGTTGCCGTAGTTCCCCAGTCGCCGTAGAGGGTGCCGGTGACATAGCCGTGGAGATCGGTCAGGTTGAAGCTCAGTCCCTGGGTGGGGTTGAGGGTGTCAGTAGCGCCCATGGTGACCTCCTAGGTTGGTTACGAATCAAGTCAGCGTGAGCAGCCGTGAATCGAACACGGTCAGCGCGGTGATGTCGGCTGAGCGATCCTGCCTGCTCGTTGCCAGCTCGTCGTAGTCAACTGCTATGACTCAGAGCTGGACTTCAAAGTATGTTGTGGGCCGGGGCTCCGCATTACACGGGATTTGCATCAGGGTCAACGCGCGGTCTGGGCTCGCCTGAATCTTGCTGGCCTTTGTTTTGTTGTTGAGACCACTCTAACCCGAGGTTTGGTTACGAGTCAAGTGGGTATCCAAAAGAATTTCACGCGGCATTTTGCCGGCGCAGATAATCCATCAGGTGCTCCCCGATGAACCGGGTGTACGCCGGCGGAATAGCCTCCGCGATCTCTTTCCGGACATCGGTCCAGTCCATGCCCATAGCCTGCTGCCACTGGGCCACCGTGCCCTTGCCGCCTCCGTCGCCGTACACCGCGAAGTACGGGCCGTCGTACCAACGACCGTGCCGGTACCCCGCCACACGCCCGCGGTGAGGGACGTGCGCCGGCTGCGGAACCGCGGTGTCCAGCTCGAAGTACCGGTGCCGGATCACGCCGAGTCCGAACATCTCGCCGCACAGCACGAGGTCGCGACGAACCTCTGACCCCTGCACGTTCTCGATCACGGTCGGTGCGTCGAACCGCGCCAGCATCCGCCGCGTCTGCGGGATCAGGTTCGGGTACGTGCATGCTCGCGATTTGTTCGTGCCTTTGGTCAACGCAGTCTGCGATTGGCACGGAGGTGACGCGTGGATCACGTCGAACTCGTCCCCGTGCAGGTCCAAGAACTCCAGCGCGTCGCCCTGGTGGAACTCGTCGCCGGCGTACCGGGGCTGTGGGTTGATGTCCACGCCCACAACGTAGAACCCGGCGTCCTGGTACCCGCGGCCGGCACCGCCAGCACCGCAGAACAGATCAAGAAGTAGGGGCCTCTCGGCCATGTGGTCTCCGTTTCTGTGTCCAAGAGAAAACCCCCGGGGGTCTCCGGGGGGCTGTTGATCCGGTGGTCATCGCATGTACTCCGGGGGCAGCAGCTTCGCAGACTCAGCCTCGGTCTGCTCAGCCACCCAGCGCTCGGTGGTGCCGGCCTCGGAGGCCCGGACGGCGGCGGAGGCGGCGGCGTTGGCGTGTGCGGCGTACTGCCGCGCCATGGCCTTACCGTGCGGCATGGCCTCAAGTTCCAGCGCGGCGTTCAGGGATTCGGTAGCGCGCTTGATGTGGCGGTCGTACTCGGTCATCGTGTTCCTCCGTTGTGTGGTTACGAATCAAGGTTGACTGACGAAAGCGTAGCCGGCGATCACCGCGAGCATCACGGGGATGAAGGCGATGATCACGAGTGCTGCGGTCATGTACCTAGTATGCACCAGCTGTGGTTACGAGTCAAGTCCTCGACCCCAAAACAAAACCCGGCCGAAGCCGGGTCTCTGGTGCGGCCGCCTGTCAAGCCGCTGACACGTGGTCATCCGCCACGTCTTTAGCCGCGTGCTCCGCGGCGTACCGTCGCGACGTCCAACCGCACGAGCACTTGGCCAAGTACGGGTACCCGTGGTTGCTGGGTGTCCACACCACCTCCGTCTCGTGAGCGGCCGGCTTCGGAACCGGGGCCTTGAACATCTCGAACGAGCCGAGGTACGACACGACATCGGCAACCGAGGCCGAGGTCTGCGGCTTGATCGGTCGGTGGCTGCTGATCATCGGGTCCTCCCCTTCCCGTCGAGGGCGTTTCCCTCGAACAACCATGACTTTACTCGTAACCGCGTTACGTGTCAAGCCCCCATGCACACGAAAGAACCCCCGCCGAAGCGGGGGCTCAATCAGCTGGGTCGATCAGCGCAGGCTGTCGATGTGGATGCAACCGACCTTGTCGGGGCCGAACTCGGGGCTGAACCCGAGTACCTCATCCTCCTCACAAGGGAACGACGACTGATCGAACGAGATCGGATCAGCCGAAGCGATCCACGCCGGAGTCGCGATGACAGCCGGAGCTGCGATGAGGAAGAAGCCGGCTGCGATGCGCTTGGTGATGGACATGACGTTCCTTTCGTCGGTGTGTTCCGTGTAAAGGCAACGCTACACCACCACCGTGGTTACGTGTCAAGCCCGAGTTCTGCACACGGGGGTGCCGCATATACAGGGGTGCTGTGCACAGGGGTGTGGGTAGCAGGGGCACAGGGGTAGGCAGGGCCGGGTGTGGGTGTGCAGGGGCAGGGGCAGGGAGGGTGTGCCTGGCCCGGGGTGGGTAGGGCAGGCGTGTGCTGCAGGCAGCTCGGCAGGAGGGGGCTGCGGGGCGTGTGCGGCTGCGGGTGGGCACGCTGTGCCGGCTGTGCAGCGGCGGGTACGCCGCGGTGTGCACGCACCCCTACGGGGGCACCCCTACCCCCGCGTGCTTGACCGGATGGTAA